CTAGAGTTTAAAGGCCAACTTGGCGAGATCGTAGATCACAAAGGCACCCCAGAGCACAGTTGCAACAGCTGCAGAGTTGAATAAAGAGACTGTGACCTCAGATGTTGCCATTATCGGCTTAGTGACCACAATTGCCACTGCAACGACCAATAACCATATGAGAGAGTAAGCTGACTTTTTGACGGCCGCTCTCGTTCCTCTCAAGAACTCCTCTCCAGCCGTAGCCTCCTTCTTTCTGAGCTCAATGTGCGTATTCGTTGCGGTGGCGAGGGTGATTGTAACAATTACTCCCATGAAGCTTAGAAACTCATGGTTTACAAAACCCTGTAGGAAGCTGTTTTCGCTGCCCAGCACCTTTGGCCGACCAAAGGAAAGAAGCACCATCGAAAAAACGGTGGTCCAATATACAAGATGAAGGTAATACTTATTCACGGCCAAGCAACTTGTTTGCCATTGACTTTGCTATGGTCAATGGACCATCTCCACGTTCGTCAGTTTTAGGAATCTTAACGCTTTCCTGCTGGCTCTGCGAAGTAAAATTGTTGTTCTTACCCTTAGCCTTTGCTTTAATTCTTCCTGTTCCTTTAGCCATAGCTTTGTCTGCAGTGTATCTGATTCGATCCGTCTCAGCATTTATTCCGTCTGGGTTCTCAACCTCAATGGCCACCCTTTGTGCTTTTTCCCGCTCTCTGAACTGCTTCATTTCTCTGTCATATTCGTCGTCTCCTCCGAACATGTTGGGGACTTCGAGTTCAATGCGGATCTTGGTTATCTTCCCCTCGTTCTTCTTAACCCAATCCCAAAAAGCTTCGGCGTTTGTAATTGGATGCACTGAAGCCAGAAACTGGACCCATTCTTGGTTGGCCTCCAACGCTTTTAGGAGACGCGGCGCGAGCGAGGATGGCTTTCCAACATCGCCATGCTGTTGCAAAGCTAACTTCTGGCCATCTGCGTGCTCTGTAGGATCGACCACCAGGACAGCCGCTTTCCATGCCTCAAGCAGGTATTCAGCGTAACCCTCATGCGGCGGCCTGTTGGCAATTTCCAAGGTTTGGCGTCCAATTTTCCCGACGATGTTTGGAAACGTCGTCTTGGGATCAAGCGGGATGTAAACGAAAGTCGCGCCATGATGAGTGAATTCGACCTGACTGGAGAATAGGTGCCTGATCCATCCTTCACGGTTCATAGGCACCTCAAACATTGATGGTTGCTCACGTGTTCTCAGGCTCAAACGAAATAGGTCAAATCTGTAATTCTTTGACAATCTTTACTCTCCCTCTGGTTGGGCGAGTGTCTGCAGCGAGTGAGCGATTCGTCAACGAATTTGAAGTGTAACCCCTCAATCCTTGGTGAAAGTCACGGGTGGAAATCCGAGTTATCCTAGCGTCTGATTTAGCCCAATCGCGAACCTCAGGTAGGCCGATTGGCGGAAATCACGTCAGGGGAATTGCCGTCAGAGTTTGGTATTCCCATGACCGCCGCGTGGCGGTCGTATTCGCGCTGGTAGTGTTCGGCCATTTTGCGGCTGATGTGACCAGTCCAGGCGGCGCTGTCGGTGGCACTGCCGCCCGATTCGATGATGAGTGCGGACCTGGTCTTTCGCAGGCCGTGGCTGGTCGCTGTGACCTTGGCCTCGGCGCAGGCTTTCAGCATCATCTGGGTGGCGGATTTGACCGATCTGATGCGGCCATCGCGCGCCGGAACAAAGCACAGGTGGCCCGCATAAGGCGCGATCGCGGCCAGCATTGTCTGCCGGTCAGCCTCGGCTGCAAATGGGGGCAGGGCGCATGTCCACGGCACATAGGCGCGCTCGCCCGTCTTGCCCTGCTGGATGACCAGAACGCCCTGCCGATCCACCATCTGGGGGCCGATCCGCACCGCGTCTGAAATGCGCGCGCCAGTCCATAGCAGAAGCTCCATCACGGCACGCGGTGTCGTCCCGACCGGCCAGCGGGCGCGGAAGCGCTCGATGTCGTCAGCCGTCCAGCGGCGGTGCCCGACCACGCCCTTGGCCTTGGCGGTGCGCGGCATCCGCACGGTGCGGGCGGGATCATCCGCGATCAGCCCGCGCTCTTTGCACCATGCGCCCCATGCCCGCCACGCGCGCAGCCTGTCGCCCGGGCTGGGGGCCTCTGACACGTCTTTCGTGATGTGCGGATCTCGGATGGCGCGGGCGCTGACATGCCCCTTGGTTTCGCAGATCGCGGTGAACTGGCGGGCGATCTTTGCGCGATAGACCGGCGTCCAGCTTGCAAACATCGGGCTGCCCTGCATGGCGTTCCATGTGCTGGCCAGCGTGCCCTGCTTTGGCTTCTCGGCGGGCTTTCCATCGCGCGCTGCTTCGGCCCATGCTGCGATGAAATCCGGGTGATCGTGGGGCAGATCGGGCAGGGGCACCAGCTTGGTCTTTCCGCCCTTGCGCGTGCGATAGAAAGCGCGCCCGTCGCGCGGCTGCACCCAAAGCCCCTTCATCCTGACAACCCGAACGCTTTGTCGCACTCGCTGATCTCCCGTTCTGCCGCGCCAAGCGGCAAAGGTGAAGGATCTGGCGAGATTCGATAAGTCTTTCCGTCAGCCTCGATCGTGACCGCCACGCCAGCCTCGCGCGCAACCTGTGCGGCGCGGCGAAGGTCAGCAAGGGTGACGGCGCGGGTCAATTGACCGCATCCTTCAATATTTTGTGCTGAACATACTTGAAAGCGCGACCTATGGTCCATATTCTCATGTCCAGCTTCACCTGAGAAGCAGGAAGGGGCTCCTTCATGGAGGCGTTTCTGAGTTCCCGGGGCGAGTGGTCGTAGATTTGCAGATTTACGGCGGTGTCCTTAACGGGTTTACGGGTATAAGGTTTAGGCGTAAGCCGCTGCGCGCTGCAACGTGCGGTTCCGCTAAAACAGCGAAGACCAATCAGTATGTCCGATGGATATTTTGATGACGGTGAGGGGTCGCAACCCCTAGCGGAGTAAACCGAGGTGCGCTGCAAGGGCACCGTGCTTTTTTTAGTAGGAATCCGCAGTGAGATGCTGTGGGCACTTCCAAAAGAGAGAGCTTCACGAAGCGCAGCGCACCGTCCCTCCCTAGCTTGCATGTGCGACCCCAGGCAATTCGTTGCGCCCGCGCCACTTCATAACACGGCCAGCGCGAGTTTTTCTGTTCTTAGCCATTGCCGCCTCCTTTCAGACACTGCCGCGCGCCGAGCTGGATGGCCTGCGCGCCGGTGATCTGGACCACGCCCATCGTGGTGTTGCGGGCATCGCGCATGAACCAGGCGCGCAACTGCGGGGGGTAGTGGTCGGCCATGACGCGCGACCAGTGCTCGAAGTCATCGGGCGGCAGAGACACGCCGTAGAATTGCGACTGCGGGCCGTGGAAGCCCAACCGGGCAGAGGGGCGGACGCAGGCACCGGGCAGGCCGAGGTAGAGCGTGCATGCGCTGGCGCACCAGCCGACGATCTCCACCCGGTGGCCTGTCTGGCGGAGGCTGGCGAGGGCAGTCAGCCTGTCCACCAGTGAGCCGCCGGGGTCATTCTCGATGATGGTCTGCGGCACGGCGGCAGATGCGACCAGGGCGAAGGCGACGGCGAGCGATGCGATGCGCACCCTCATGACAGCCACCATACGACGGCCGCCCAGATAAAGGCGCAGAAGATGAAGGCGGGGACAATCCACCAGCCGGAAGGAGGGCGGTCAGCCATTGCACACCTCCTTCACCTTGTCGATCGAGACACCGCACAGCTGGGCGGTGCGCTTGAGCAGGCCTGCGCGGTCGGCTTTGGTCAGTGTGCCGAAGGGAAGGTGCTTGACTGCGGCGAGTGACAGGCGGTCGAAGGTGGCCCGGATGGCCTCGGGCGGCTGTGGGGTGCGCGCGGGCGCGGGCATGGGTTTACGCATGGTTTGCGGTCCTTTTGTCGAATTGGGGTCAGTAGAGGCGGCGGGCCTCGATGCAGGTTCGGCGAACGATCTCGGCGTCTGACAGCGGCAGGTATCCACAGCCGCCGCAGACGTTGCAGGGGATTGCGTCACGGATGATCGGGGCGGTGCTCTGCACCTCGCGCCGCATTTCGCAGGCGGGGCAGGGATCGTGGTTGCCGTGCAGGTAGGGCGTGGTCATTCGGGGTAATCCCCCGGGCGTTCCAGCCGCTTGCGGCAGGGGGCGATCCAGCGGAACTCGGTGTGCGGCGGTGCCACGGGCTTCGTCGTCCAGACGATCCAGCAATAGGCTGTGGCGGTGCTGCCCTTGGCGCTGAGCTTGCCCTTGTGCATCACCACGCGCTCGGTGAACTGCAGCACCGCAGCCGGACGATGCGGCCCGAACAGCCTTTCATGCCGCCCCACGCCTTCGAGGAAGGCGCTGCGCACGATCACGGCCACGCCCACGCGGCTGGTGCGCAAGGCGCGGGTGATGAACTGCTCGGCAAGGCGGAACGGCGGGTTGGTGATCGTCCAGTTCACCGGCGCGGGGTCCGGGCCGAAGAGGTAATCGGCTTGCGGGAAGCCGGCGCCATAGTCGTGGATGTCGCTGGCCTCGACCTCGCGGAAATGCTCGCGCAGGGGCCTGACCATGTGGCCGCGGTTGGCAGCGGGCTCGCGCGCGGTCTGAGTGGCGCAGCGGTCCGGCCAGTTCCAAATGGGCAGTGCTTCGCACAGCGCCCGCGTGGCCCAAGGCGGGGTGGGGAAGTCATCAAGGCTGTCATGCGGTTCGGACCGCTGCTGCATGACGGCGGCGCTGCGGTTCTGGGTCAATTGATGTGCCCCGCTTTGATGGTCATCAGCAGCCACGGAATGTTGCATCTGCCTTCGGCTTCGCTCATCAGGTCGGCCAAGGTTGTGAAGTCCAAGCCTTCATTCGGGGTCATCCCGTCGCGGATCACGAATTGTTCGCAGCGGGCGGGGTCAATCTTGCTATCGTCATCACTCGTGATGGCGAGCAATGAGAACCACAGGTTCAGCATCAGGTCGCGGTCGGACAGGGCGGCAAGGGGCGCGGTCATTTGAACTGCCCCCTGATCTTTTCGGCGCGCTCTATGGCCTGTTGCAGGCCGGTGACCAGCGGGACGCGGAAATCGCTCTTCGCCTCCAGCGTGATGTTGGCGTCAGTGTCGAAGGCGATGCGGACGTAGTATCCGGCGGCGCGGTCGGCTTCGGCCTTCACGCCGCTAATGGACAGGGTGCCGTAGGATTCGGCGGTGCCGATCAGGCTTTCCAGAGTGTCGGCCTGGGCGGTCGCTTCGGCGGCGCGTGTGGAAATGAGGCTGCGCAGGTTCATGCGTCACCCGTTTTCGCAGTAGCGTTGCGTGCCGCCAGATCGGCGGGCGGGGTGAGGGCGCGAATGGATGCAGACAGCATGTCGCAGCAATCGTCAAATGCCTGTGCGCGGGCGGTCAAGGATGGGACGCCGCGCAATTCCGTTATCTCTGCCAAGGCGTCATCCCGCCCCCGCTTCCACCCGGTCAGTTCCGCCTCGGCCTTGAGCCTGTCCAGCGCGGCGGTGGCGGTGGTGGGCATTTGCGTCGCCCGCCTGATGCGCTTGGCCGTCATCTTCTGCGCCGCCCAGAAGCCTTTCTCATGGTCGGTCGTCACGACTGGCAGCTTGGCATAGGCTTTGTCTTCAAGTTCCTCACAGCATCCCCATACCTCTCGGATAGCCGCCCTGATCAGCGCGTCACGCTCCGCCTCGGCGGCTTCGGCGCGGTAATGCCTTTGCGTGGCGCAGTCCTGCCACTTGTTTCGGTCATTTTGCATCCAAGCCAAGTCCGCCCGCGCCGCTTCCAGTTCGGCGGTCAGGCGGTTGATTTCCGCTTGTGCGTCTATCCCGAGCTTCAACGTCATCACTCTTCCCCTCCTTCCGCCGCGGCCGTGAAGCGCAGGTCTTCGGGCAGCCAGTTGTCGATCTTGGTGTTGACCTCGCGGCTGAGGCCCATCGCCTCGCGCAGCTCGTGGCCGTTGAAGAGTTGGTCCAGTTCCTTGACCTTCTCTTTCTTGGTCAGGCTTTCGAAGCCCGCGTGGCGGCTGCCTTCGTCCGGCACCAGTTCGCGCCAGAGGGCATCGAGGTAGCCGGCGCTGACGCGGCCGAAGAAGTTGGCGGCATTCGGCGTCCAGAGGCTGCGGGCGTTGATGGGCTGGCGGGCGTTGATCGCATCGACAAACGGGCCATCCCAGCGGCAGAAGGCGCGGGCGAGGCCGTTGTAGAGGGCGCGGTCAACCGGGACCGGGTCCATGACCATAAGCGCCTTGAGCGCCAGCGCGGGCTCTTCTGGTTGGGTATCCTGGGGTGGTTCCGCAAGTGGCGCGGGGATCGTCATGCCGTCCATCTTGCTCGGAAGGGCGGCGTGGGTCTGGTCGAGAGCGAAGGGGGTTTCCCACGTCTTCAGTGTGCGCATCATCTGCAAGGAAAGCATGAGATGGCATAGCTGCTGGTCGCGCCGCAGGGCGTCCTGAATGCAGATCAGGCGGATGCGGCGCAGATCGTCCTTGAGGTTCTGCGGCATGCTCGCCTCGGCCGCGCGGTTGATCTCGATGCTGTCGTCGCCCGCTTCGCTTTGCAGGCGGTCGCCCTTGCGCAGGTAGGCGCGTTCGGCCTTCAACGCGCCGTTGTGGTCGATGGTGGTGACGATGCCTGCGGCGGCGCGGTCTTCGTCGCTGAACTGGCGCTGGCTGGCGCGCATCTGCAGGGCTTGCAGCTCCTCGACCTCTGCCTCGGTCAGGTCGGTGTCGTCGATGCTTTCCAGATCTTCCATGCGGGTGGCGTCTGCCTCGGGCAGCTCTGCCTTTGCGCCCCAGATCCGCCGCATTTCCTGCGTCGTCTGCCACGACTCCTTGGGCACGAAGAGCGCCCAGGCCCAGCCTTCGGCCTCGCGCAGGGCCTCGGTTTCTGCCTCGCCCTTTTCCTGCGTCAGTTGGTCGAGAAGGGCTTCGTCATGCAGGATGGTCTGGTTTTCGAACAGGTCGACGGTGCTGCCGCCGCCTGCTTCGTAATAGGCCATCAGCCCGACATAACGCGCGCGGCGGTCATCGGCGTTGACGCTGCCTTGCCGGATCATTCGGCCGATCGACCAGTCATCCTTGCCCGCAAGCGCCGCGTTCAATGCGGCTTGCAAGGTGGCATCATCGCGGGCGCTGGTCAGGTGCTGGGCGATCTTGTAGCTGATCTTGCCGCTGCGCAGGGCGGTGAGTGCCGCCTCGGGCAGGATCGCGAGCGCCAGTTGGCGGCGGACGTCGCTGATCGGGGTGGCGAAGGCGCTGGCGATGGCCTCGACGGTGTGGCCTTTCTCGCGCATCTGGGCGTAGGCGGTGATCCGATCCACCACTGACAGGCCGCGCTGGGTTTCGTTCTCGGCCCCGGCCCATTGGCCCGCAAGATCGGCGTCGGTGGTGATCCTGACCGGCACGTCGCCTTGCCAGTCGCCGCGCGCGGCCAGCAGCTGCAGGGCGCGCAGGCGGCGGCCGCCGGCCACAATGCCGAGGTGATCGGGGTTTTCGTCGTGGTGGCCGAGGCGAAAGCGGATCTGATGATCGGCAAAGCCGGAGAGGTTCTGCAGCAGGCCCACGGCCTTGATCGATGCCGCCAGCGCCTCGATCTCGGCGGCGGGCGGCTCTTTGCGTGGGTTCAGCGGGTGCAGGTAGAGCATTTCCAGCGGCACCAGCCGGGTTTCGGCCTGTGTGTTTTCTTCCGCCACGGGGGCGGGTGCGGTGGCCTTGCGGGGCATCGGGGGTTCCTTTCAGAACAGGCTGCGTTGCGAGCCTTGGGGGCGGATGGTGTGGGTGGCGGTCAGGATCACGAAGTCGGCGCCGGTCTGGTCGGCCATCGCCTGGGCGTCCTTGCGTGCCTCGGCCTCGGTGTCATAGCGGCGCGTCGGTTCGGTCTTGGAATGCGGAAACTGTGGTGCGCGGCAGATCATCCAGAAGGGGGCGGTCATGAGCTTAACCAGTGGAACATGTCGATCCACCATTCGAGGTAGGCGACAAGTCCCAAAAGCATCAGGCCTACCACCATGAAGCCCGCGACGATTATGAGGAGGCCAGCAAGTGCATCCATCACCGCACCCCGGCTTCCAGCCGCAGGCGGGCGGCGTTTTGCCAGCTGCGCAGCAGGTTGATGGTGCTGGCGTTGGCGCTGGCGCGGATGGTGAACAGGTGCAGCGTGACCGTCTGGTTGTCATAGCTCTGCACCGAGCCGGGGTAGGCCAGTTCGATCTGGCCCAGCAGCTGGCCCGCGGCGAGCGTGGTGCGCGCGGTGCCGGGGTCGAGCGTGGCGCTGATCAGGGCGCACATCGCCCGGATCATCAGCGCGCGGGCGGGGTCGATCTGGGCTTCGGTGGGGCGGTGGTGGGCGTTCATTTCATGACCCTCGGTTTGCCTGACACAATGTCAGGACTTTTGTTGTGCGCGGCGCCCCCGAGTTGGTTCAGGGCGCAGGTGCGCCAGTTCTTTGCGGCTTCCTCGGGCGTGGTGCCGCTGGCGGACTGCCCGAAAAGCTGGATTTCGTAGAGGTGGGTGGCGGGGCGGCCGATGGGGCCGCCAGCCAAGTCGCAGTGGGGGGCCGGGGCTTGCCAGTGCCCGAAGCCCGCGCGGCAGGTCTGGGCAATGATCTGCGTCAGCAGCGGCAGGGGCGTGGCGCGGGTGGCGCGGGCAAAGCGGCTGCGCTCGGCGGCGTGCGGATCATGCCCGGTCATGGCTGCACGTCCTGCTGCGGGGCGTCTTCCAGCGCGCGCAGCATGCGGGCGGTCTTGATCGTCAGCACCACGAGCAGCGCGGTGGCAAAGCCGCAGGCAAAGGCGAGCGTGGCGATCAGGGTGACGGCATCCGGCGTCATGCGGCACCGCCGAGGTCGTTGCGCGCCGCGCGCAGGCGCTGGATGTAGGCGCGGGTCGGTTCCAGAGCGCGCGACTGGATGTCGGCCGCGGTGAGTTCGCGCAGGGCGGGCGGATCGGCGGTCAGCTGCGGCGCGGGCGGGTCGATGATGTGCGCGGGCGCCAGCAGGGCGGGCCGCACGTCTTGCCCGCGCGCGGCCTTGAGCGCCGCCCAGGCGTTGCGGATCTTGCGGATGTCGGGGTCGGTGCTTGTGGTGACGTCGATCGTGGCGCGCGCGTCAGCCTGCGCGTCGGCGTTGATGTTGCAGTGCATGGCCGGAGCCTCCATAGGGATGTCTATGGGAGGCAATATGCGTAATGCATAACTGCCTGTCAATGCAAAACGCATACATAATGCTTAGGGCATTGTCTTGGGCCGGGCGATGTCCGAATCGGGGGCGCTTTACGAGGCCCTTGCGTCGTGCACAGGGCGCAGTCATCCTGCGTCTGATTGTCGACGGAGGATTGGAATGACGTTTGACGGAGTGTCGGGATTCTTTGGTATTTTGAAATGGCTGGGCTGGATCGTCTGCGCGCTGTCGCTTGTGATGTTCGTAATCTTGCTGAATGATCGCGCCCCCATGATGGCGAGCATCGGGGCGGCAAGTGTCTTTGCCTCGGGGATTGGTCTCGCTGCCTTTGGCATGATCGGCCAGACCCTGGCCGCGATCGCGACGAACATTCAGGTTATGCGCGAGATCGCAGAGCGCCGGACAGATGCGCCGAAGGTTGAAGGCAGGGCAGAACCGCGACTGCGTGCTTAGTCAGGCAAGGCCCGGACTGCGCACCACACTTATGACGGTGCCGAGGATGCCGGCTGATAGCTTGTCTTCATCCTCGATGCGCGCTTGAATCGGTGGCACCAGCCGATCACCCATCCGCTGGCGCAATACAGTCATTGATGTGCCGTCGTTTGTGTCCGTCAGCGTTGCAATCACTAGATCGCCTTCCGTCTCTTTGCGGGGGGTTCCGATTATCAGCAGATCGCCCTTCAAAACGGCATAGCCCGCGTAGTCTCTCTGGGCCGTGAATGTCTGGATGTGGCGTGACCCGGCTGCCAGAGCTGCGGCGAGGTTCTCGACAAGTTTGGCTGCGCTCGCCGAGGCAGGAATGAAGGGGGCAATCTCGGCCTCTCCGAAGCCGCTCGCGCGTTTTGCGGTGCCTTCGGCGTTTCCTTTGGGGGCGGCCATAGGGCCATCGCCCGATAGCAGCCAAGCCGGCGCAACCCGAAAAGCCTGTGCATATTCGGTGATTTTGTCAGCGCGGATTCCGCGGCTGCCGTTTTCGTGGCTGGAGTAGGTTGGATACGCCCAGCCGAACCGATCCGCTGCCTCGCGGGCGTTCTCGAATCCTGCGGCCTCGCGGGCCAAGCGTAATCTTGCGGCCTTGTCTGTCATGAGCGGTTCATAGCGAAGATCGCTATGCAAAAGGCATTGACAATGCGAAATGCAAAACGCATAGAATTGATGCCATGAAAAACCTCATTCACATCTGGCCCACAGTGGCTGATCTCGCGGACGATCTGGGTCTGCCATATCAGACGGTCCATTCGTGGACTGCGCGCGGTATTCCGGCAAAGCGCTACGCCGAAATCATCACGGCGGCGCGGCGCAAGGGGCATGCATTGAGTTTCGAGGACCTCGCCGGGCCTCTGGATAATGAGGATGCCGCCTGATGTCATCGTCCCGCTCCCCTTGCGTTTCTCGCCCCAAGGTATTGGCCTTCTCGCCGCGACTGTCGTCTCGATCTTCGGGGCAAGCAGCGTCGGAACATCCGTCCGGTCAGGTGATCCCGTTTCCACGCCGCGACGTTGTGCGGTTCTATGCGGCCTGCCCAAATGTTTGGCGGGCGTTCCTGCTCCACGAGTTCGGCGATGACGAAGTCGAGGTGGCGCAGTTCTACCGCGTGTCGCCCAGAGCGGCGCGCAAGTGGCTGGATGGCGACGGTTCGGCGCGGCTGGACAAGTTGTTGCTGTCCCTGACGCGGCCCGGCGCACTGGACTGGTGGATCGCCGCCCTGCCTGCGCTCGACACCGTATCGCGGCAGGTGGCCTGATGGGCGAGGCTGTCAGCATCAGCTACAAGGGCGGTTTGATGGGGCCTGCCGAGTTGGCCCGCCGCTATCGGGTGCTGGCGGCGCTGCATCCGCAGGGTGTGACGGTGACGCACAGCCGCGAGGAACTGCTCTCCAAGGCCAAGGCGTTCGACGCGATCGACACGGTTCTGCGCGCTGACCCTTCGGTGGTCGTGGTCGAGGTAGACCGACCCATTCCCCGCTTTGCCGCGGTGCTTCTGTGCGGGTCGCTGACCTTGTCGGCCTTCGGGTTCTTTGGCGATGCCGCCTGGGCGCTGCTGCGCTGGGTCGGGTGGGTGGCGTGATGGGCCTTTGCGCGCCCTTGAATACTGCCTGCGGGGCGGTCTGCCTTCCCCGCAAGCCTGACTGCGCCGATGTCGGCGCTCACCTTGCCCCCGGTTCTGAGGTTCACCGTCTGGCCGGGGGCGCTTTTGGGATTGGCGGCGTGTCATGCGTTTGCCTTCGATGTGGTGGGCGGGGTTGCCAGTGCCTGCAGCGCCATAATCATGCGGAGAGAACTGGACGGGAACCGGGAGCGCGACCAACGGTGACGGCTGGGAGAGACCAGTGTTTCGGGGCGGGATCTAGACCTTCTCCTGATCCGAATTGGCGGGACGTGACAAGGCGACACGCAGACCAGAGCCTGACAGCCGGGAGAGACCGGCAACAAGTTCACTCCTCCGGGACCGCCGCGCTTGATCAGCGCGCAAAAGGCGAAAAGGGGATGCCGTTACCGAAGGCCCGGTTAATGGGAGCGGCTACAAAGCGGGATGCGTCAGTAACGCGGTTTGAGGATCACCAGAAGCCCGCCAACCCTCTGACAGCCGGGAAAGACCGGCAACCCATAGATTCCACGGCCTTCTTCCTCCTCCCTGAAGGTCGTGGTGCGGCGGGGGCAGGGCCATGCGCCCGCCGCGACCCTTCTGCCCGGCGTGGCGATCTGGCCTGCCACGGCGACGATCCGAAGACTGGCCCCCGGATGCCGGGCGGATGGGGCCGGACCTCCCTGTTGGACCTCGGGGGGCGGGTCGGCCCGTCCCCCGCCTTTTCGGGAAAGGGCATCTGATGGATGTAATCAGCATTTTGCGGCAGCAGGTGGCGCAGGACCATGAGGCGCTGCGCGCGCGCGGCCTGATGATCGAGATTCTGGAAGAGGCGGTGGGGCGGCTGCGCGGCGCAGGCTTCGCGCCCAGGCTGGACCTTGCCGATAGCGCGGCGCTGGTGGTGCTGCGGCTGGACACCAGCGCATGGGCCTTGCGGCAGGTCGGCCTGCCCGCGCGGGTGCTGGACCGCGAGCCGTTGCCGCGTGTCGATCTGGCGGCCTTGCGGGCCGATCCGCCCGCCCCAGCTGTCAAGCAATCCTTGATACCTAGGGCGACGGCGCCCTCCGCGCTATCTTGGACGCCCGCGCGCGATGCGCGGCTGCTTTCGCTGCGTGGCGCGGGCCGAACGGCGAAGGAGATCGCCGCCGATCTGGGGCTGAAAAGCGACAAGGCCGTCAAGGACCGCATCTATGTGCTGAAGAAGCGCGGTGTGGCCGTGCCAGAGGCTGTGGGGCGCAAGGCCGCTGTGCCTGCCGCGGTCAAGGCCGCTGCCGAGCCGAAGCCCTCGGTCTGGACGCCAGAGCGCGATGCCGAGTTGCTTGCCCTGCGCGCCGAAGGGTTGCAGGCCGGGGAGATCGCGACGCGTCTTGGCATCTGCAGCCAGCACGCGGTTCAGGTGCGGATTTCCCGCTTGCGCAAGGATGGGCGCGTCGAGGTGCCGCGCAAGGAGCCCGCTCCCTCGGTCTGGACGCCAGAGCGCGATGCGGAAATGGCGGCGCTTTTGCGTGAGGGCCTGACGCTCGCGGCGGCTGCGGGGCGGATGGGGCTGACAGAGGGCGCGCTTGTCGATCGCCGCCGCCGGCTGCGCGCCCTCGGCCGCGACGTGCCGCCCCTGCCGAAGGGCGTGACGCAAGAGAAGGCGAATGAGGCGCGCAGGGTCTGGACGCCCGAGCTTGAGGCGCGTCTTGCCGAGCTTTATCGGTCCGGCAAGAGCGATCAGGACATCGCGGCGGATCTCGGCAACGGTCTCTCTGTGGGGGCGGTTTCGGTCCGCGTCGGCATCATGCGCAAGGAAGGGCGGCTTGCGGCGATCTCGCGCAGGGCGATCCGCGCCGCCGAGGCCTCGCCGAAAGCCGACAAACCGGCACCCGCCAAACCCGCTGCGCCGGTGGTGGAACAAAAGTCCGAACCTCTGGCGGCGGCACCGGCGCCGCAGGCGATCGTGGCAAAGCCTGCGGTGAAAGCCCCCGACCAGCCCCCGCCAGCCCCCGCCGCGGCAAAGACGGCAGGCGGCATCACCTTGGGCGTGCCGCGCACGGTTCGGATCGAGCGCCCGCATGCCGTGATGCTGGACGGCCTGACCGAAGACCAGAAGGTGACCGCGATCACCGCCCATGTTGCCGCCTTGCCCGCGTCCAAGGACTTCGACGCGGAACTTGACCTCGAGCTGTGCGAGGCGGTGTTTGCGGGCAAGGGCGGGCTGCAGCTGTTTGCGACCGATATGGGCATCGATCTGCGCACGGTTCAGGCGCGGTTCGAGACCATTGTCGCGCCGTTTTGCCGCCCTGGTGTGAAGGCGCTGCCGATCGACACGGCCAAGCTGCTGCTGCCCGCCCTGCGGGCGCGTGTGGCGCAGGCACGGGGGGCAGCATGAGCCGTTCGGCTTGCCCCAGCTTCTGGAACAATTTCCGCGCCTTTCGTCGGCACACGGTGGGGCTTTCCAGGAAAGAGCGCGCCAAGATGGCTGCGTTGCTGCGGCTAGGTCCGCTGGCCTTGCTCTGCGGCGTTGCTGCCGCCTTTTGCACCGAAGATGAAGCGCGCCGGAGGATCGGGCTATGACGGCCGCCCTGTCCCCAGACCGTCAGACGGTCACCCTGCGCGGGCCAAGCTGGTCGCGCGTCTTCCCTGCCGCCCAGATCGCGGCGCAGCTGCGGTTCTATCGCGGGCTGTCCGAGAGGGGCGGCAAGGGCAAGGGCCATCCCGGCCCGCACGCCCGCCACTACGCGCCGACGATTGCCGCCCTCGATGCGGTGGCGCGAGAGGTGGGGGCATGATGGGGCAGGGCCATCAGGACAAAGTCCTCAATGCGGGCAGGGCGCCGCGCTGCGCGCCCCGCCGTGATGCGTTGCTGCGGTTGGTCGATGGTCGGCGCACTGCGGCCGAGATCGCGCAGGCGCTCGGGGTCAGCCAGAAGAACGTGCGTGCCTTGGCACATCATGCGGGTGTGGCCCACCTGTTGCGGCCTGCCTGTGGCGCGCCGATCGCGGCACGTCTGCCCGCCGATCTGGTTCTTCGCGATCTGGCACTGCCGCGCGAGATCGCCGTCTGGCTGATCGACCAGACCAAAGAGGGGGCCGCGCTGCAGGACGTGCTGCGCGGCATCGTTATCGATGCTTTTCAAGAGGAGACGGGGCTTTGAGCGCCGCACCACATTTGACCGTGATCACCCCGAATGACCTGCCTGTCTATCCGATCAGCCCTGATGAACGGCTCGATGGCAATTCCTTCGTGAAATGGAACACGTCGCGCTGGCTGGCCAGCCGCACGTTCAAGCTGATGCCCTGGGAAATGCAGGGCATGCACCGGGCGCTGTTCGATTTCTGCCAGTCGGAAACCCCGGTCGGGACACTGCCAGACGATGACGAGGAACTGGCGTTCATGCTGCGCCTCGATGTGCGGCGGCTGAAAGAGATCCGCGCGATGGAGTTCGGGGCGCTGCGGAACTGGACGCGGTGCCTGTGCGACGGGCGGGTGCGGCTGATGCACCCCGTGGTCACCGAGCAGGTGCAGGACGCGCTGGAACGGCGGGCGCTGGCGGTGCTGTCGAAGGAGGAAAAGGCGGTCAGCATGCGGCTGGATCGGCTGCGCAAGGGCCTGATGGAGCAAGGGTGGTCCAAGGATGTGGTGCGCGACGATGTGCTGATCCGGCGTATGGATGAATGGCTGCTGGAGAAGCGCAAGGGCAAGCGCACGGTCGAGGTCTACCGCAGTGCGATGCTGCATGCGGTGCAAGAGCGCTGGATCGGCGCTGACGTCATGCGCGGTCTGTAATTCCACTGTGGAGAACTGTGGTTCCACAGTGGAGCACGGTGCAGGCACAGATTTCCACTGTGCTGTCTAAGAAGAGAGAAGAAGAGAAGAGATAAGACTCTTCCGACCAGAACCACCGTTGCGGCGCTGCCGATGGCGCAAAGGGCTGAGAACTAAAGAAAAGAGGGGCAAGGATGGACAAGGTGGCGCTGGATGACGGGACGGAAGAAGCGCGGGCTGCGGGGCGGGCGCGGGTGCGGGAATTGCTGATCGTGCCGCTGGCCGGGTTGAAGCGGTCGGGCGGCACACCTGCAGCCGAGTATGAGCGACTGGCCGACAAGCTGGCCTATATGCGCGAAGATGCCCTGCGCGGCCTGTGCGAACTGGTGCTGCGCATCGCGCACAATGACCGCCCCCCGGTTGGCACCAAGGCGGCGCGCTGCCCTGCGCCCGCGCTGATCCAGACATGGGCCTATGGCTTGCAGCCGCCACCGCCGGCGGGCACCGACTATGTGCCCTCGATCATGCGCTCTGCCCTCGGGCGTGAGGCGCGGGATGGCGGCTGGCATGTCGAATTGTTCCGCCATGCCCGCCGCGTCGGCCCGCCGCCGCAAAGCTATGAGCGTGGAAAGCTACTCGCGCAGGCCGACGAAAACCGCCGGATGCTGGAACGGGTGCGCGAGCGCATGGCGGCAGGGGTGGCCACGCCGGATGATCGGCGCTGGCTGGCCGCATGGCACGATGACGTGCGCGCCGCCGATGCGCTGGTCGAAGAGGGCGATGCGCGGCGCGCGGCCAAGGCGGCGGCGGACAGTGAGGGAAAAGCAGCATGACGAGGAAACCAATCTCTCTGGCACCGATGCCGCCCGTCCTTCGGTCGGGTGGGGTTGCGGCGGCGCGGGCGCTGGTCGCTGCTGCTGACCGCCGCGTGGCCGAAGCGGTGCGGCGGGCGACACCGCCCGAGGCAATGGCCTCGGCCCCCGTTGCGCCTGCGCGGGGCACCATGCAGCTGGTGCCGAACTGGGAAGTCACGCGCGGCGGCATCAAGCGTGAGGCAGGCGCGCACTGGCGTGTGGCCTGCGCCCTGGTCTCGATGAATGAGCGGGCGCGTCTGCGGGCAGAGGCGCGGGGTGTTGATCTGGTCCTGCCGTTCTCGTCCAGCCAGATCGCCATTGCGGACGACTATCGCGCCATCACCGAATGGCGCGACGGCTCGGGTCTGAAATGCGCAAGTATCGAGGCGGTGCGAGGTGGGTCCGGTGGCTCCGGCCTGTTCATCGACACCTTCGTGGAGCGGGGGCGGTGGTTGCGGCGCCTTCACGCCCGGATCGGCACCGATGCGGCCTTGTCGCCTCGCTATGCCATGGATCGTGGCAATGCGCGAAAGGTCATCTGGGTGCGCGGGCTGGTCGATGCCGTCATTCTTGAGGGGCAGGACCTGTCTGCCATCCTGAAGCGGCACGGCTGGCAGGCTGACGGAAAAAATCGCAACGCCCTTAAGTCCTGTCTTTGCAGTGCTTTGGACCGCATGCAGGGCTATCGGGACGACTGACCGCAAAATATGGGATTGACGGAATTCCCCGTCGCCGGTATCTCTTTTGCCATGATCTACAGAAGCGCCCGGAGGAAACCCCTCTCGGGCGCTTTGCATTTGCGGTGGGGGCGGAATGGACAACCTGTCGATCCGTCTCGATGACCGCGCCTTCGGTCGCCAGCTGAGCAATCTCGAGAGGGTGCAACTGCCCTTCGCTGCGGCCAATGCGCTGAACGACACCGCCGCCGATGCGCTCAAGCACATTCAAGACCGCATGGACGTGGTGTTTGACCGTCCCACGCGCTGGACGAAAAATGCGCTGATGGTTTGGCGGGCGAAGAAGGGGAACCTTGAGGCGCAGGTAAAAGAGCGACCCTCGGTCGGGTCGCGCCATTACCTCAAGGTGCAGGAAGCCGGCGGCGTGCGGCCCCAGACCGGGGTGGAAAAGCTGCTGGCTGGCCGTGTGGCCTATGCCGGCATCATCGCCGCTGCGCTGCCCGCCGCTGGCGCAAAGCTGGACAGCTACGGCAACTGGTCGGGCGGCGAGCGCAACCAGGTGCTGTCGGCCCTCGGGGCGCAACGTGACAGGGCAGCGAACCAGACCGAAGCATCGCGAAAGCGTGCCAAGGGTCGGGCCTCATACTTCGTGCCGAAGCATGGCCTTTCGCCTGGCGTGTTCAAGCGCACCGTGACCGGCGAGTTGTCGAAGGTCCTGACCTTCACGACCGCGATGCCGCGCTATGACCAGCGCCTCGGTTTCTATGACGGTGTGCAAGAGGTTTGGTCGGACAAGCTGCCCGGCCATCTGAACCGGCGGCTTGCCGAGGCGGTGGCAAGCGCGCGCTGAGGCCTTCGGGTCCTTCCTGGCACCTTTCCGGCGCGGGTAATTCGCGCCCCGATGGTGTTGCGCTGCTTAACAAGTTGGAAAGCCTAAACTTCGCGCGGCTTAACTGGAAATGGGGGTTAACTTAAGGGGCTGAACATGGGGCAGGTGAGTGCATCGGAACTGGCTGCCACCCTGAATGTGTCAAAGGCGCGTGTGAGCCAGTATGTCAGCGAGGGTAAGCTGGCGGGCTGCTATAGTGGCGATGGTCGCGCCCGGCGCTTTGATCTTGCTGCCTGTCAACATGCCCTAGGGCGGACGCTGGACAAGGGCCAGTTGATGGGCAACGGCGCGGAGACGCGCAAGGCCTTGGCCGAACTTGCGGCCGGCACGGTCTCATCTGATCGCCCGAAGCCGAAGGCAGAACCCGCGCCGCCAGTCCGGCGCTCAGACAGCGAACTGGAAGCGCGTGATCCTGATCGTTACGAGCTGGCCCGCACCCAGAAGGCAGAGGAAGAAGCCCGACGTCTGCGCCGCATGAACGCGGAAGCGGAAGGCAGTTATGCGCTCGTGAGCGATGTAACCCGTCAGGTCGCGCAACAGATGGCCCAAGAGATCGGCGAGTTCGAGGCTGTGCTGCGGGATGGCGCGCGGCAGGTGGCCGACGTGCTGGGGGTGGACTTCAAGACGGTGCGGCAAATCCTGATCGAGCGCTGGCGCGCGCATCGTGCCACGCGGTCAGCGCAGTTGTCAGCACAGGCCGAAACAATGGGTCTATCCCCGACAGAGCAGGCCGAGGATATCTGATGGGCTTCCTTTCGCCTGCCGCCCGCATCGTCGCCGAGGCGCTGGCGGCAGCCTTGCTGCCCCCGCCACGCCCGGACATCACCCGGTGGTGCGAAGAGAACATCGTTTTCGACGCGCGCTCGCCGATGCCTGGTCCATTCTCGATCGCGCGCTTTCCGTTCCTGCGCGAGATCCACGAGGTTCTGAACCCGGAACATCCGGCCCGCGAAGTGACGATCCGAGGCTCTGCGCAGTGGGGCAAGACTGTCAGCATCATCCAGCCGGTGCTGGCCGCCTGGCATGAATACACGCCGCTGGATAGCCTTGTGGTGCATCCGACACAGAGCGCGGCGACGGAGTGGGTTGACAACAAGTGGTTGCCGATGCGCCGGCAGGCCCCGGGCCTGCGCGAGTTGTTTGGCGACGGTCGAGGCGGCGACAACAAGGACGCCAAGTTCAATCAGGAAACGGTGGCCCGGAACGGGTCCTTGAAAGTCGCGTCAGCCGGTTCGCCATCTGACCTGACGGGCACCTCGCGCCGGCTGGTCATCATGGATGACCTTGCCAAGTTCGAGATGACCGACAAGGGCGATCCGGAGGCGCTGGCCGAAAGCCGTGCATCGGGCTTCGAGGATGCCAAGGTCTTGCGGGTTTCGACGCCCCTTGTGCAAGGGACATGCCGGATCACGCGCAGCTTCGATCGAAGCGATGCGCGGTTCTTTCATGTGCCTTGCCCGCACTGTGAAAACTTTGCCCCGCTGACCTGGGAGAACTTCAAGCGGTCGATCGACCCCGAACGGCTGCACGCGGCCCACTTCACTTGCGACAGCTGCGGCTGCGCCATCCAGCACGCCGACAAGGAGCGCATCGTCGGGCTGGGCAAGTGGGTGGCCAGCAACCCGGGTGGCGATCATCCGGGCTTTCATCTGTGGCGCGCCTATGCCCCGCAACGGGACTGGGCCTCGATCGCAGTTGACTATGCGCGCACCATGGGGTGGGGCGGCCTGACTGCGGCGCAGGCGACAGATGCGGAGATCCGCAAGGGCGTCGAGGCCGAAACCGAGCAGACCTTCTGGAACGACGTTCTGGGCCTGCCATTCGAGCAGGCGAGCGCCGGACCTGACTGGACCGCGCTGCGGGATCGCGTCGAGAACGCCGAGCCTGAAACGGTGCTGGCGCGGGGCATCGTGCCGGGCTGTGGCGTTCTGTTGACGGCGGGCGTCGACTGTCAGGCAGACAGGATCGAGGTCAGCATCGTCGCCTATGGCCGGAACTATCGGCGGTGGGTGGTGGATCACATCGTGATTCCGCACTTCATCGGCGACGAAGAGGGCCGGGCGGCACTGACTGCCTTGCTCAAGGCGACGTGGCGCACTGAACTGGGGCTGCGCCTGGCGATCGATATGATGGCAGTCGATGAGGGTGCCTTTACCGAGGATGTGCGCGACTGGGCAAAAGCCCATCCCTACACGCGGGTCATCCTGATCAAGGGGTCTTCGTCGGCTTCTGGGCCTATCATGAGGCCGCAACAGGACCGCCGCGCGAATGGTCAGGTGATCAAGCGCCAGAAGCGCGGCTGGATGCTCAACGTCAGCCAGATGAAGGGCGATTTCTACGGGTGGCTGGCGAAGACTGACCCCGAAGAGCGCGGCTACATCGCCTTCGCCAAAGGGCTGGGGGATGAATACTACCGCCAGATCACGTCCGAGGTTCGGGTGATGAAGCGAGCGCCTAGCGGGGCGATGGTTTCGCGCTGGGAACTGGTCGATCCGAGCCGCCGCAACGAATGCCTCGACACGATGAACTATTCGGAAGCGGCTGCGCGCAAGCGCGGTTGGACATCCTCGACAGAAGAACAATGGGACGCGCTGGCGGCCGAGCGAGGGGTCACGCCAAAGGAGGCGCAGCCCGATCTCTTCGACGCGAGTGCGGAACGACTGAGCGACCGGGCGACCGCACGGGCGCCGCGGGATGAGCCGGACAGTGCAGCGCAAGACGCTCCCCCGTCGAGAGGGGCGCGTCAGAAGATCAAATGGTTGAACCGATAGGGGCGATAGATGGCTTTCACTGTGGATGACATTGCCAATCTCGAAAGAGCGATTGCCACAGGTGCCCTGAAGGCCCGCATGAGCAATGGCGAAGAGGTGACCTATCGCTCGCTTGATGAGATGCGCAAAACTCTCGTGATGATGCGCGAGGATGTGCTTGGCACGCCGTCGGGTGGGGTGCGGGTGACCTATCCTCGCATGAACCGGGGTCTGTGATGGCAAGCCCCTTTGGCCGCGCGCTCGATTCGGTGATCGGTGTCTTCGCGCCGAAAGCGCAGCTCGAGCGGACCAAGGCCCGACTGCAGACCGCTCATCTGATGAACTATGATGGGGCGACGCGCGGCCGGCGGGCTGATGGCATCAAGGCCCCTGCGACGGATGGCGATGCCGCCGCCTACGGTCAACGGCCTCGGCTGCGCAATGTCAGCCGCGACATGATCCGCAATCATCCCTACGCTGCGCGTGCGCGGGATGTCGTCGTGGCCAATGTTGTCGGCACCGGCATCGTCTGGTCCGTCGAGCATGAGGACGAAAAGAAGCGCGAGCAAATCGCGGAAGTCCTGAAGGCGCACCTGAACACGCCGGCGATTGATGCGCGGGGCGAGTGTGATCTGTGGGAGATGCAGGCGGTCGTAATGTCTGCCGTCTTTTCAGATGGCGAGGTGCTGGCGCGCCGCCGTGTCAGGTCAAACCAGTTCGGGCGCAATCTGGGCCTGGGATTCCAGATCGAGTTGCTGGAGGCGGATCACCTCGACACCACGATCCAGTCCAACGGTGCCAACGAAGTGATCGAGGGGGTGGAGTATAGCCCGATCGGCGATATCGAGGCTTACTGGCTCTACCGGCGCCACCCCGGATCGGCTTCGACAAAGCAGGACTTTGTCAGCGAGCGGGTCAGCTGGCGGGACGTCCTGCATGTGCGGCGGTTTGACCGCCCGGGTCAGCTGCGCGGTGTGCCGTGGCTTGCCCCCGTGATCCTGTCCATGTCGGACCTCTCGACTTATCAGGAAGCGCAGATCCTGAAGCAGAAAATGGCCGCGATGGTGGCGGGCGTGGTCTCCTACGATGAGGCCGACGCGACTGTTGCCAAGCAGGCCAAGGGAGAGCAGCGGGGGCTTGAGGATCTGTCGCCCGGCAGCCTTGTCTGGGCGCCGGACGGGGCAACCGTTACCTGGACCAATCCACCGCGTGTGGATGGCTTTTCCGACTTCATGGCGCAGGGCCTGACCGCCATGGCGATGGGAATCGGCCTTTCCTATGAGGCGCTGAGCGGGGACCTGAGCCGGGTCAACTTCTCATCGGGTCGGATGGGTCGCATGGAGATGGATAAGAACATCGAGATGTGGCAGCGCAACCTGATGATCGGGCAGTTCTGCGTCGGTGTCGCACGCTGGATCGAGGAAGCATGGCGCCTGCAGTCGGTTTTGCCGTCCGAGCGCTTCAAGCTGGACTGGACCGCACCGCGTCGTGCGCTGATCGACCCCGTGCGCGAGATCGCGGCGTTGCTCGATGCCGTGGACGGCGGGTTGCTGAGCCTGAGCAGGGCGCAGCGCAGCCTTGGCCTTGATCCGGAAACCATCCGCCGCGAGCGCGCAGAGGATGAGGCGGCAGAAGCCAAGCTGCCCGCCGCGCGCCGCACCGCCGGCATCATCGAAACAGACAAGATCACCGGAGAAAACCAATGAAGAACGGGACTGAACTGATCCTCGGCGGGGAAATTATCCTGTCCGGTGAAGTGCTGAATGACGAGTGGGCGGGCTGGATGTGGGAGGATGATGTGTTCTTCAGCCCCGCGATGGTTCGCCAGGCGCTCGCCGCGATGCCCGATGGCCCGCTTACCATGCGGATCAACTCCTACGGTGGCCATACCGCTGCGGGAGAGGCGATCCGCGCCATGATTGCCGAGCGGGCGCGCCTGAAGGGGCCCGTCACGATGATCGTGGAGGGCGTTGCCATGAGCGCCGCCACCCTGATCCTGATGGGGGCAAGCCGCCGCGAAATGACTGCCGGTTCTATTCTGATGATCCACAATCCATCAGGTGGCGCATGGGGTGAAGCGGAAGACTTGCGCAAGGAAGCCGATGTGCTCGACCTGCTTCAGCGGACCTTTGCAGCGGTCTATGCCGAAGCCTGCGGGCAGACGATCGAGGCCGTCATGCAGATCATGGCCGAAGAAACCTACTATGGGCCGGAAGATGCGCTAGCGGGGGGATGGGTTCATGCAATCGCAGGTGCCCAAGATGATGACCCGTCAGCCCTGGTGCCAGTGGAGATTGTCACGGCGCGGGCGCAGATGGCCCAGTCTGTGGCGCGGATCATGTCGCGCAAGGAAACCAAGAATGTCCGTCCGGCAGGTGCCGGGCAACATCCACCGGCCAAGGTGATGGCCGCTACTGAAACGGCCCCTACGGCCAATCCGAAGGAGAACTCGATGTCTGGAAATCCTGCGGCCGTTACCCCGGCCGCCCCCGTCATGTCGGCAGAAGATGCCGTGCAGGCCGAGCGTAGCCGCGCCCGTGCGATCCGCGAAATGGCAACGCCCTTCGTGGCCGCTGGTCGCGTCATGCAAGCTGATGTGGACGCACTGATCGATCAGGGCCTCACGCCCGATACCGCCGCAACGCGCCTGCTGACCACGATGGCCGCGCGGGAGCCGACGTTGTCGCGCGGAACTGCCACCATCACCCGCGACGAGACCGATACCAAGCTCGAAGGCATGATCGGCGCGCTGATGGGCGAAAAGTCGGGGCCCGCCGAGCAGTTCAAGGGCCTGCGCGTGAAGCGTCTGGCACAGGAACTGGCCGGACCGTCGCGCAACTTCAATGAGGCGGAATCGATCCGCAAGGGAATGGGTGCGACCAGCATGACCGGCGGCGCGCATGGCGTGTCGGACTTCGCATACATCACGACCGAGGTGATGAACCGCACGCTGATGCGCGAGTATCAGGCGCGTCCGGCAACCTGGTCGGCTGTTTGCGGAGCGCCGGTCAGCGCAGCGGACTTCCGCGAGCAGCACGCTGTTCGCTTTGGCGGAGACTTCCAGCTGAAAAACGTGCAGGCCAATGGCGAGTATGAAAGCGCCACCCTGAGCGATGAAGCCGAAGGACTGCGTGTCGAACGCAAGGGCCGCACGATCAAGCTGACTTTTGAAGCTGTCGTGAATGACGACATGGGGGCCTTCACCCGCATTCCGCGCGAATTCGCCCAGGCCGCGCGCAACATGGAATCGTCCATGGTCTGGACGATCATCCGCACCAACGCTGTGCTGAAGTCGGACTCGAAGGCGCTGTTCCATGCGGATCACGGCAACCTCGCCGCTTCCGGTGCAGTGATCTCGGTCACCACCGTTGGCGCCGGTCGTGCCGCGATGTGGCAGCAGAAAGCCCTCGGCCGCAAGTCGACCGACGATGACTTCTTGATGATCGAGGCGGATCGTCTGATCGTGCCGCCGGCGCTGGAACTGGCTGCGCTGCAGTTCGTCAACGCAACGACGCCCAACTCTGACGGCTCGACCAACCCCTACAAGACGACACTGACCCCTGTGGTCGTCCCGCATATCGGCGCTGCTGCGCTCGGCGGGTCCAATACCGCGTGGTATCTGGTGTCGAGCGCGCTGCCGCCGGTGCAGCATGCCTATCTGGAAGGCTATGAGGCCCCGAGCGTGGTGACGGTCGAGGGCATGAACCCCGACGTTGTGACCATGAACGCCCGCCACATCTTCGGTGCTGCGCCGAGCGAGTATCGCGGCGCGTGGAAGAATCCCGGCGCATAAGCCTGCGCTGACCTGACACTGTGACGAAGGGGCGGCCATCGTGCCGCCCTTCGTCGTTTCAAGATCAACCTTCTGTCCAATGGAGTGACAGCATGAAGAACTATGTATCGTCCGGTGATCATTTCACGATCACCGCAGCGGCCGCCATCGTTTCGGGGCAGATGGTTGTCGCCGGGTCCGTCTACGGTGTCGCCCAGGAATCGGTGGCCTCTGGCGCCGATGTCGTTCTGGTCCGCAAGGGCATTTTCCAACTGCCGAAGACGTCGGCGCAGGCGTGGACGGTCGGCGCCAAGATCTACTGGGACGCTGGCAACGCGGTCTGCACCACCAGCGCCTCGGGCAACACCCTGATCGGTGCGGCGGCTGCCGTCGCGGCAAACCCGTCGGCCACCGGCCTGGTGCTGTTGGATGGCGCCATCCGCTGATGACCCGCGTTTTTGACGGCATGGCGGGCGTCCTGAACTCGGTATTTGGGGCGCCCGTCATGTATCTGCCGCAAGTCGGGTTGCCGCGCGCCATCCAGTCTGTGTTTCGGGAAGCTCCGATCACGGTCTCCGGACCTGATGGTGGTGACGTGCTGATCGTCGCCCCGACATGGCAGGTGCCGCGCAACCTGCTGAATGACGTCAAGCGCAACGATCAGATCGAGGTTTCGGGCGGTCGGCTGTTCAGGGTCCTCAACCAGATTGGCACAGGCTCGCCGGCGGGTGATGCGTTCATCGTTTACGAGTTGGAGGCATTGCCTTGAGCGGGTCAGAACGGACGGCCATACGAGCGGCTGCCAAGCTCGCGCTTCAGGGGGCTGCCGGTCTGACAGCGTTCACGGAAATGTCGGCATGGGCGCAGTCCGTCGACTCCAGCATCTTGCCCGCCTGGGGCGTCGTTACACCGCGCGAGACGCGCCTCAGGCAGGCCAATGACACCGCGCAGGAAGAACTTGTGCTGGCCGTATTCGTAAAGCGCCTGGGTGATGACGACATCGAGGATGTTCTCGACGCTGATTCCGCGCTTATCGAGACGGCCATAATTCCAGCATTGCGGGCGCTCGAGCGCGACTGCGAACTGACCTCGACTGAAATCAGGTTGGATGGCGAGGGCGCGCGGCGTCTCGGCACCCTGACCATGGCCTTCACCGTCACCTATTGGGCTGATGACCCCGCGTGACACTGACCTCGAGAGGAATCTGAAATGGCAAGCACTGGCGTTAGACTCGGCCACGGCACGGTTATCCGCATCGGTCGCGGTGGAACCCCGACCCCGATATGGACCACCCTGAGCGGGTGCGAGGATGTGACATTTCCTGAGCGCGCTCGCGCGGATGAGGATGTGACGTCGATGGACTCGCCCGATGAGACGGAAGAGTTCATCCCCGCGCTGCGCACGGCGGCGGACTGGACGTTGACCAAGCATTATGTTCCGGAAGACGCAGAAGACGTCCTGCTGACCGATCTGGAAGACAGCAAGGAACTGGTGCTGCTCGAGATCACGCCGCCGGGCGCTGATGACCCCATCATCTGGCAGGGCTATGTCAAGAATTGGTTGCCCACGCTTCCGGTGAAGGGGGCAATGAAGGGCGCGCTGACGATGAAGATCATGGCGAAGGTGGCCGCATGACACGGCGCGATGAAGGCGAGGCAAGTTTCGAGTGCGATGGCGAGATCTGGCGCCTGCGCTTTGACTTCAACGCCATGTGCGACTTCCAGGAGGCCACCGGCAAGCCGATCTTCGCCACCCTGGAAGCGATGGAAGCAGGCGGCGCTGATCCTGCCGATATTCGCGCGCTGTTCTGGGCCATGCTGCGCGATGCCCATCCTGACATTACGCTAAGGCAGGCGGGGCGCATGGTGACGCAGGGTATGGGTGCCTTGCAGAAGGCGGCAATGTCTGCGCTTCCCTCGGCCCAGCCTGATGAGGGCGGCGAACAGCCGGAAAAGCCGAAGGCCGCGCCCAGCCGGGCGGCCTGAACTTCGATGACCTTGCCGTGCAGTTTGTCGCGGCAGGGTTTGATCTGGCGCGGTTCTGGCGGCTGACACCGAAAAGCTACGCCTTGATGATGCGGGGCGCGGTGGCCGCCGAGCGGGCCCGCCGCCTGACAATGGCCGAAGCGGCGCGGGCAGGCACCCGGCTGGATGCGGATGACTTTGAAACATGGGTTGCGGCGGTCAATGGCCGCGATCGGCGCATGCCGCCGAACGTCCTTCGGGGCGTTCTGAACCGTGCGGCGCGATCTATGGAAACTATCAGCATGGGCGACGCCCTGAAGAGGATGCACTGAATGGCAACCGGGATGCGCGATCTTGTGGCCAAGCTGCGGCTTGATACGACCGAGTTCAATGCCGGGGTGCGCAGCACGTCGCAAACCTTGAAGGCCGTGGGTGCGATGATGGCCGCAGCCACCGCGGCCTTTGGCGCGGCGCTATCGGCCGCTGCAATCAAGGGCGCGAACGACATCGACAAGGTGGCAAAGTCGGCACGGCGGGTTGAGTCCTCGATCGGCGGTTTCCGCGCCTTGGAAATGGCGGCTGGCGAGGCCGGGGTGGGTGTCGAGACGCTGGCCGACGCGGTGCAGACGATGGACCGCGAAATCGCCAAAGGATCGAAGGGCGCAGTGGATTCCCTTCGCAAGATCGGTCTGGCGGCATCCGATCTGGCCGGCCTCGATGCGGATCAGAAGCTGGCGCTGATTGCCGATGGCATCAAGACCATGGGGCTATCCTCGGGTGAGGCATCTGCGGTGCTGCAAGGGCTTGGCATCCGCAACAAGGAAATGCTTCTGGCCGTCATGCAGGGGGGCGATGCCTTTCGCAAAGCGCGGGCCGATGTGCAAGATTACGGCCTCGCCCTTTCGTCGGTGCAGTCAGACAAGATCGAGGCGGCGAATGACGCCATCGGGCGACTTAGCCTGATCGGGCAGTATTTCAGCCAGCAACTGGCGCTGAAGGTTGTGCCCGCCTTGGGCGCGATGGCGCAGGCATTTACCGACAGTCTCCGGGAAGGCGGTCTGCTGCGGTCGATGATTGATGCGTTTGTCGGTAGTCTCGATGTGGTGGTGGCAAGCCTCGGGGTCGCTACTGTGGGCTTTGGCACCTACTATGTCGCCGCACTTGCAGCGGCAAAACTTGCCACACTCACGCTGGCCGGTGCCCTGGCCTTCCTGCGGACGGCGCTCATCACGACCGGCATAGGGGTGCTGGTTGTTGCAGCAGGATATCTGGTTGCAAAGTTTGTCGAGCTGGTGGCCAAGGTGGGTGGCTTTGGCAACGCCATGGCGCTTCTGAAGGACGTCGCGCTTGAAGTCTGGGATCGCATCCGCCGTGGTGGAAGTCTCATGGCTGAAGCGATTGCGGGCTATGCGCTCGATATAAGCGCAGGGTTCGCGTCAGCATTCGCCACTGTGGTTGAGAGCTTCGCCAGCATGACCGATGCTATTGCGCGCGGTTGGAACGGCTTGATGAGCATGATGGGCATCGAGTCCAGCGCGCAGGGCATGGGGGCCGAGCTGGCCGCTGGCATGCGAGCGGAGGCAGATATGCTGTCTGCGAACGCAAGGGCATATGGCGAAAGCATCAGCGCTACCCGGAAAGAAATCATGGCTCCACTGGATTCTATCGCCGCCCTTCGGGCCGCGGTGGATGGCACGACCGACTCGATCGAAACAGCGACGGGCGCGGCGCAGGGCCTCGGTGATACCTTCGAGGACGTCGGGGGCGCTGGCTCCAAAGGCGGCGGCAAAGGTGGCGAGGCGCTAGACAAGCTCAAGGACAAGGCCGAGGCGCTGAAGCAGACGATGGACGAGGTCAAGACCTCGATGTCGAGCGCCTTTGTGGGTCTGGTGACGGGGGCAAAGAGCCTCAAGACCGCAGTTGGAGAGCTTTTGACGAAGTTCGCGGAAATGCTTGCCAGCCGGGCCTTTGACATGCTGTGGAGCGGTGGCGCTGGCAAGAGGGGCGGGATCGGCGGGCTTTTCGGGCGTCTTCTCGGCTTTGCAGATGGCGGCGTGTTCACCGCCGGCCGTGTTCAGGCCTTTGCAAAGGGCGGGGTCGTTGCCGGTGCCACCGCATTTGCGATGCACAGCGGATTGGGTGTCATGGGCGAAGCCGGGCCGGAAGCCATCATGCCGCTGTCGCGCGGTGCTGACGGCAAGCTCGGTGTTCAGTCGTCCGGCGGGCAAGTTGAAATCGTCGTCCGTTCTGAGCCGGGGGTGATCGTCGAGATCGCGAGGAACGAAGCAGGCGCGATGATCCGGCAGGCCGCGCCCGGTATCGTCACAGCGTCTGTGCAGCAGACTGTGGCGCTTGGGCGCGAAGACAGGATCTTCTGATGGCCGTCACCGTCTTTGCCTTTCCGCCCGTCCGGTTTTCCGCACATACGCCGTGGATCGAGCGCGCGCCCGTCAATGTCTCGCGGTCCTTTTTCACGGGTGCGCGCATGGTCAGTGCGGCGCAACGCCCACGTCGTGAAACCGAGCTGGTGGTTGCAGGATTGTCAGGAGATCGCGACGGCGCCGGCTACATGGAGAACCTGCGGATTCTGCTGAAAGGCGGCGTTGGCTTGGTCCGGTTGACCAGCCGCCCCGTGAACTGGTGGCTCGATGATGTGCGTCTCCGCGCCCGTCGCCAGTCGGAACTGGTCGACTGGACTGTTCCGGACGATCCTTCTGTCGAATGGTTGGCTGGGGACCCGGTGCCGTGGTTGTCCGGGCGGGTGATCTATGCGACCGCCATCACGGATGCCGCCGGATTTCCGGCGCTTGCAATCACGAATGCGCCTGCGCTCACCGTGATCGCGCGGCCTGGTGATCTGGTCACCCTGTTTTCTCCCATCAGCGCCGAATCCGGCACCACGGCGCGGGTCATGACGACGGCGCGCACGGATGATGCCGGCGCGGCCGAGATCCGGCTTATGTCGGCGCTGTCAGGGTCGGGCCGCGTTAACATCGGGACCACGGAAACGGCTGTCTTCGAGATGGTCAGCATGTCCGATGCCGCGCAGCCGACCAAGGGCAATTGGTCCTATAACCTGTCCTTCTCCGAGGTCTTCGAGGATGAGGTTCCCGGCGGATTTGTGGAGGTAGACCCATGGCGCTGATCCGCGCGATCCCGCCCGCGATGCAGGCTGCGCTGGACAGCGGGTCTTTCCACCCTGTCGTCATGGTGCATCTGGACTGGCCCGATGCGCCGGTCTTTGCGCATAGCGGTGTCGGCACGATCAGGTTTGACGGTCAGGACTGGGTTGGCGTGGGCAAGTTCGGGGCGATCAGCCTGCCGGAAGAGGGTGAGGGCATCGCTGCCTCTGCCGCCACCTTTCGGCTGCTCGGCCTGCCTGATGAAGTGTTCGAGCGGCTGGCGGACCCGATCCGCAACCGTATGGCGCGGGTGCTGTTCGGCGTCACGACGGAGCGCGGCGGCAACGTGCTTCTGGCCGATCCGGTCGAGGTCTTCGCCGGATACATGGATTCGGCGCAGTATCGCGCCTCTGTCAGCGGGCTGGAAACCACGCATGGTGTCGAACTGACCGCATCGACCGGGCCAAGCGCGCGCGCTGCTGCCTCCTTTTATCACAGCCATGAAGATCAGGTGGTCAGCCATCCGACCGATACCCTGTTCCTTTTGTTCGTGAACAACGAGGCGCAGGCGGCCTCTCTGACCTGGCCTGCAAGCTGACATGACCCCGTTCGACGCTGCGCTTGCCGCCATGGAACATCCTTGGCGCTGGGGCACCCATGACTGCTGCGCAAGTGCCTGTTCGGCCTTTGCCCTGCTGCGCGGGGTGGACCCGATGCTGCCCCTGCGCGGGTGCTATGCCTCCGCGAACGAGGCTTCCGAGCTGATCGAGGCTTGGGGCGGCTGGGAGTCGATGACTGAAATTCTGGGCGCGATGGCCGGTCTGCGGCCTTGCGCGGGCGGGGCAGGGGCCATCGGCCTGCATCGCGGGGGCCGTTCGCATTCGCTTGTGTTCGGCATCGGCGCGGGCCTGTGGGCGGGCAAGTCGCTGCGCGGCATGGAAGTGGTCAAGACTGTGGAAAGGGCTTGGATTTGAAGCGTCTGATGATCGCCGCCCTTCTGTGCAGCGCCGCCACGCTCGCCCCTGCACGGGCAGAGGCAGGGCCGTTGGTGAGCGCTGTGGTCAGCCTTGCCAGCAGCGTCTTCGGGGCAGGCGGGTTCATCGCCACCACGCTTGCCGGGGGCGGCATCGGGGCCTTTGCGCTGCGCCTCGGAGGGTCGCTGCTGCTGTCGGCGGCTGCGCGGGCTTTGGGGCCAAAGCCGCCCGGTGCGCCCGAACTGGTGCGCCAGTTCGAGAATCCGCAAAGCCTGCCCGCCAAGCGGTTCGTCTATGGCGAGACGCGCATTTATGGCAGCCCTGCGTGGCGCGTGGGCGGCGTCGGGCCAAGCCAAGGGCGGTTGCTTGTCGGCTGCTTCGTGCTGAACAGCCGCCCATCGGACGCGGTGACGGGTGTCTATCTGGACAAGGAGGCGGTGCCGCTTTCGGGCGACCTTTACGACTTTGCGCCGGGTGGCGGGGCGAGCGCCGCTGCGGGAAGTCGCTGGGCGCCCTGGGCGCGGTTCTGGGTCGGGCGGGGCGATCAGACCTCGCCGCCCGCCGATATCCTGACGCTGACCCCCGGCCTGTTTTCTGCAACCGATGCAGGGCGCGGCTTGACAGTCATGTGGGTCCTGTTCGACTGCGGCCCGAACGACCAGCGGTCGTGGCGCTGGCCGCGCACCCCGCCGGAAGTGGAGATCGAGGGGCGCTGGTCGAAGGTCTGGGATCTGCGCGACGTTGCGCAGGACCCCGACGATCCGGCGACCTGGCAATTTTCGGACAATCAGGCGCTTTGTGCGCTTGATGCCGCACGGATGAACCCGATCCGCCGCTATCCGCTGGCGCAGATCGATCTGGCCACCTTCGCCGAGGCCGCAGACATCGCTGATGAGCTGGTGCCGCTGAAGGCGGGCGGGACAGAACCGCGCTATCGGGTGAACGGCGCTCTGATCTTCAACGGGTCCGAGCTGATGGACCAGATCTTGCCGCTCTATGCTGCGGGCGCGGCGCAGCCTGTTAGGGTGGGCGGCAGGCTGTCGATCGCGGCGGGGGCCTTCACTGCGCCTGTCGCGACCTTGACCGACATCACCGAGGCCGAGGGGCTGGGTGTGCGGTTCCTGAAGCCGGGGCGCGATCTGGCGACCACGGTTCATGCGACCTTCACCGATCCGGCACGCGACTATCGCACCTCGGACCTGGAAGATTACACGGTGCCGGGGGCGGTCGCGGTCGATGGCGGCTTGCCCACGGTGGTGGATCTGGAACTGCCGCTTGTCACCTCGGCCACGCAGGCCATGCGGCTGCAAAAGATCAGGGCCAAGCGGCTTCGGGCGCAGCGCCAGATCACCTGCACCTTGCCGCCTGCATGGTTTGCGGTGGTGGCAGGGTGCAATGTCACGGTGGACTTTCCTGAGCCTTATGCGGCGCTGAACGGGCTTTATCGTGTCACCAGCGCCAACCCCGGCCTCTTTGCCAGCGAAGATGGCAGCGGCGGGGTGGCCATGCGGGTTCCTGTGGTCATGGAAGAGATTGCGGCATCCGACTTCGCCTTCGATCCGGAGACCGAGGAGCAGAATCGCCCTCTTCTGGCGCTGAGTGTCGGGCGCAGCCCTCCCGAGCCGGGTGGTGCGATCACCACCACGACAGGCGCGGCGGTGGCGATCGGCGCTGGCCCCGCTGCCATTGCGGCTGTGCGCTTTGCCTTCGACCCGTCGCCATCGCCCTCGGTGCAGATCTATGAATGGGAATATCGGCTCGGCGGCACCTCGAACCCGTGGCAGGCGGGCGGCACGATCGACGGGGCGCTTCGCGACGGCGGCGGGCAGGTGTCCGGCCTGCTGGCCCCCGTGGCGGTTGGCGTGAATGTCACGATCCGCGCCCGCGCGATCGGGCTGGCCGCGAGCGACTGGGTGGTGTCCGCGCCGATCGAGCCGACGCTGGATATCGCGCGCTATGAGGCGGATTTCTCGGCGGGCGTGTATCGGATCGACGGCGCGACCGGCACGCTTGCCAATGTCCTCGGGCTGGCACGCGCCAGCGTGGCGACCTTTGTCGACGGGGCGGGGCTGATCCAGACGGCTGCGGTGAATGTGCCGCGCATCGACCATGCGGCGGGAGTGCCGTGCCTGCTGATCGAGCCTGCGGGGGCGAATGCCTTCACCTGGTCCGAGGCGATGGACAACGCGGCATGGACCAAGACGAATGCGACGGTCATGGCCAATGCCATCGCGGCCCCGGACGGTGCCACCACCGCAGATCTGCTGGTCGAGAACACGGCGACAAGCTCGCATCGCATCCAGCGCGCGCGTGCGATGGAATCGGGCGTGGCGGCGACGATCAGCCTGTTTGCCAAGGCAGGCGGGCGGGACATCCTGCGTCTGCGGGCCTCTGGCACCGGCATGACGGTGCAGGCTGCCGAGGTCCAGATTTCCACCGGCACCGTCAGCGTGCAGGCCGGAACGCCGACAGTCGAGACCGTGGCTCTGGCCGGTGGCTGGCGGCGGATCACGTTCATGTTCACGCCGAACGTCACGGTGTCGGGTCTGTTCGAGGTCTACCTCTGCTCGGCCTTCGGCGTGTCGAGTTACACCGGCGACGGTGTTTCGGGCGCGTATCTGTGGGGCGCGCAGGATGGCGCGGGCAGTTACATCGCCACGGCGGGCGCGGCGGGCAGCCGTGCTGCGGATCTTCCCGCGATGCAGGGCGTCAGCGGGGTCATGGACCTGCTGGCCACCTATGACAACGGCACCACGGCGGCCTTTGACGCAGCCCCCGTGTTGCCCGGCTACTGGCCGACACTCACCCGCCAGAGGCTGCGCAGCCTGATCGGCACCATCTGACATCCTGAAATAGAGGTAAAAAAATGGTTTATGTCCTGCCCGTCACCGGGAGCGGGCCCAATCAGTCTGTCTTGGTCGCAGATCATGAAGCCGCGATCAATGATGCCTTGGAGGCGGCAACGGCAGAGGCGATCAGCACCGTCCGGGATGGTGCGCCGGCCAATCTTGATACGCTGGCGGCCTTGGCCAGCGCGATTGACAACGATCCGGATTTTTCAGCCACGGTGGCTGCCGCGCTGGCAGACAGCATCGCTACGGAGGCTGCGGCGCGTCAGGCGGCAGTGGCTGCCGAGGCCGCGGCGCGGTCTGGGGCTGATGCCGCGCTGACCGCTGACATTGCGGCAGAAGTGACGGCGCGTCAGACGGCGGTGGCCGCCGAGGCCGCTTTGCGTGCGGCGGCAGATGACACGCTCACCGCCAGCATCGCCGCAGAGGCAGCGTTGCGAGCGGCCCACGAGGCGCGCACCGACAACCCGCACAGTCTGACCAAGGCGCAGATCGATCTCGCGCCGATCGGCCTCGGGCGCGATGACGTGGGCGCGCTCGAGGGCGGCGTCGTGGATGCCAATGACCGTGGCGTCGGCTTCAACGAGGAAGGGCAGGTGCATTCCGGCGGCGTTGTCATCTACCGCGAGGACCTTTCGGCGGATCGTGACGAGGTCGCCGAAATCGTGCCGTTCCTCGCCAGCGGCGATGGCAAGACCATGATCGGCATCCGCGAGGATGGCATCGACATTGCCATGTCGCAGGAAATGCTTGACCGCATCGGCGGCGGCGCGGGCGCGGGCGGCTACACTGACCCGGCCATCTTTCTGGGTTCGGGGCGGCGTGTTTTCAACGTGCGCGCGGGCAACGATTACACCTATGCCACCACGCAACTGCCCGATGGCTATGTGTCCGACATCGTGCAGGTGGTCGACCGCGAAACCGCGATACCGGTCAGCGCGCTGCCGCTGCGCCATGTGGCCGTGACAGGCCAGTCGAATGCGGGGGCGGGGCCGGGGCCGGCTGGTCAGCCGCCTGTTGCGGGCACGCTGGTGAAAGACTTCGTGCTGCGCGCAAATGCCGACGACTACGCCAGCGGGTCAACACTGCGCCTTCCGGGCGGGGCAAATGATTTTGTCAGCGCCTCGGAGCCTCGGCTTGCAAATCAGGCGCAGGCACCGATGGCGATGATCGGTTACGCCATGCACATGCTGGACCGGCGGGCAGGGCGGGAAATCCCCGGCGCGATCATCTCGACCGCATGGCAGGGCGGGCAGACCATCGACAAGTTTTTCCCCGGCGTGTTCCCGAGCGCGCCGGGCAGCGAAAGCCCGCTCTATGAAAACCTCTATGCCCAGATCGCCAATGCGGCACTGGTCGCAGCCGCGCCCTACAGCCGGTCGGTCGAGCATAACATCTTCTACATCCAAGGCGAGGGTGACACCAATTTCACCAGCTATCTGGCGCAGATGACCGACTACATCGAGGACGTGCTGCCGACCTTCGCCGCCGTGGCCTCTGGCGGTGCGACCCCGCATTTCTTCCTGTATCAGACCCAGACCGGCACCGCCGCCAGCATTGCCGCGATGGGGTCCGGCAACGCGCAGTTGCAGGTCGCCCGTGACTTCCTCGGCGCGGGCGTGACCCTGATCGGGCCGATGTATCAGGGGCCGGTTCACGACAACATCCACCACAACAACCCCGCGCGCATGATGATGGGCGAGATCGCCGCGCTGGCCTATGAATGGGTGCGGATCAAGGGGCAGGTTTTCAACCCGCTCTGGCAGGTGGCCGGGGGCGTCACGCGCTCGGGTGCGGTCATCACGATCCCGCTGCAACTGCCGCCTGGCACTTCGGCCCTGAGTTTCGACACCGACTGGGTGGCCGACATCGTGGACAAGGGCTTCTGGTATTCCGACGACAGCGGCAGCCCGCCCGCAATGAGCACGGTGACGATCTCCGGCACGAATATCGTGGTCACGCTCGCCGCAAACCCCGGATCTGCGACAGGCAAAACCATCGGCTACGGCACCAAGAAAACGACCGAAACCGCAGGCTGGGCATCCTCGCGCGGCTTGGTCTACGCCGACACCGGCATTCCCTCGCCCTATCACGGCCTCGGCTATGCCGTGCCGCCCACCATCCGGCACTACCTGTGCCGCTTCACGGAGACGTTCGCATGATCCGGTTCATGCCAACCTTCGGGTCTTCAAATTGTCCGGTGTCCGGCAAGCTGTTTGAAGATCCGCAGCCCGGTGGGATGAATTCAGTCGTTCTCGTCTCCGACGATGCGCCGCATCAGCGCCTCGCGTTTCTCGGTGAGGTCCTCGTACATTGCATAGAGCGTGTCGTCGTCATGCCGGAAGAACTCTTTCTGACGCGGTTCCCCGGTCCCTACCGCTCCGAAGTGTCGAAACTTGATCGCCTGCAATGCGGCGATCCTGCCAATGGTGATGTTGCAATACGCGGCAGTGAGGGGATCGTTGCCGATGTCCCAGAAGATCGAAGGGATGGACGGGGTGCAGTCGCGTGTGGGGATCAAGGGTCCATTGTCGGCGACGAATGCCGTGATCGCGAGCCGTATTCCCGAATAGGCTCGGTCTGTGACGTCGACGAGCGCGCCGCCGGGGCTGATCCATACCGCATGGTGCATGGCTTCGATAAACTTCCCCGGCAACTGGGTGAACTGCCAGCCGTATTGGATGTCTCCGCCCAGCTCGTCGATGAACCGCCAGACGTTTTGGTAGCAGTATCCCGCTGGCTGGGCTGCCTGCTCGAGCGACAGGCGCGGAACCCCGAGCAGGCGTTTCCCGTCGAAGTGAGCCTTCAGGAACGCGATGCTGGCTGCGCTCCTCTCGTCAAGATCTGTCTGCGGCAGCATCGCGAATCCCTTTTCAACGGACATCAAATGGAGACGTTCGCATGATCACCACCAACCTGCCCTTTGCAAACACGTCGCTGCCTGTGGCGTCGTCGTTCCGCGAGCAAATCCTGTCCATTCCGTCGCTGCTGTTCTGGTTCCAGGTCAACACGGGGCTGATCACGGGCGGGTCCACGCCGTCGCAGCTGGCCGATAAAAAGGGCAGCGCCGCGATCCTGACGCAAGGCACGGCGAACCAGCGCGGCACCGTCCAGAACAACGCCTTCGGCCAGTATCCCGGCCTGCTGTTCGACGGGTCGAATGATGAATATCTGGTGTCTGGCATCACCTCGCCGGACACGAACAACGACTTTTCGTGGTGCGCCATTCTAGCCGCCGAGAATGTCGGGGCCTCGACCCAATTCGCCTCGAACTTCGCGGCGACAAATGTCGGGTCATTCATGGGTCTGACCTCGACCGGCCAGATGCGGATGCGGCACGGCTCGGGGCAACTGGAAACCGACTACACCAGCCTGTCGCGTGCTGTTGTGGTCATCGGCAAGTCGGCTGGTGTCTTGCGGATGCGGTTGAACGGCGGGCCGACACTGAGCGTCGGCACCAACAACGCCGGATCGACCAGCACGCTGCGCATCGGGCGGCTGAGTTCGGGCGGCGCGCAGCCCTTCAAGGGCCTGATGTCGGACTTCATGCACTTCAATGCCGACCTGTTCGGCGACATGAGCAAGGTGCGCATGCTCGAGAAGTTCGCGGCCCGCGCTTACGGTATTTCGCTGGCGTGATCCGGCTGTGCCGCGCATTCCCAAACCCAGACGGCCTGCCGATTTCAGGCCAGACGCGCAGGAGGCGCATTTGACCGATCCATCCCCCTTCAAGACCCTCGACTTCTGGATCGCCGTCATCGTGGCGCTGATCATCAAGATCAAGACCACCGCAACGCTTGGGCCGAAGGGGGTGGCGTTTACCGTTCTCACCTCGGTCGGGGCCGCCTGGGTGTTCACCGGCTATGCCGCCGATGTGTTCGGCGCGCCCGAACCCGTCGCTGCCGCGATCGTGACGCTGACGGCCGAGGGCGTCATGCGGTGGCTGCTGATGGCGGTCAATGATCCGAGAGCCGCCATCGATCTGTGGAAATACTGGCGCAAGCCCTAGGTGCCAGACCAGCATGGACTACAAGTTCGCTATTGCGACGAAGCACTCGAAATCTGGCGCACAAGCTCTCCTGTCTCGTCAATTCCGAATTTCACTGAGGTATCGGCGTAGCCGGATGATGACGTAACCCGGACTGTGATTGTGTAATTGAAACCGGGCTCAATGATTTTGAGGGCGTCTCTTGGAACGTATTCCTCATTAAGCCTCACGAAAGGGGCCTCAGAGTGCCTTGCCGTAAGCACACCTATAACTCTCGCAGATCCTCTGGGGATCGTCACTTCAGCCAAGCGAACGCCCTCTGCGGTTTTTGCTCGAGACCAGCGCACGAGAAAGGCCTCGGCTTTGTAGGACTTCCCGTCAGAGCGTTCGATCGAAGTCACATAGGCCCGACACTCTTTAGCATGAGGGCCGCAGAGTCCAAATCTGCCGGACGCGATAGCACGTATCGAAACGTTGCGCCCTCCGCCCGCTATTTCATAGAAGAACGCCTCATCGCTGTAGCCTGGGATCAACTTGATGACCGGCGCGCGCAGCCATTGCGCGATGGGATAGGCCAAGGCCCCGACCATACCGCCGATCAATGCAGCTAAAAGCTCTGCCAATTACTGAGTCCTCTCGATTGGGTCGCTTCAGCATCTGCCTTGGGTGGCAAGGGTCAAGGGCTTTTCTTTTGTCGAAAGCTCTAGCGACCTCGAGAGGCAGAACATCATTCGCAAATCTGCGGCTGTGACCTCTCGCACATCGACCGACACCTCCCCGCCATCGCGCGGGGTTTTTCATTTTCATGGGAGATTTCGCGATGATGAACCGCATCGTGTGGCACCACACGGGTGGCGGCCATGTGCCGAACGATACCGACAGGGCCGCATATCACCGGCTGATCGACGGGGACGGGCGGGTGCATGCCGGGGTGCATGCGATCGAGGCGAACGCCCCCGGCGCGCGGCTGGTGGCGGGGCGCTATGCGGCACACACCGGCGGCCTCAATTCGGGGTCGATCGGTCTGGCGGTCTGTGCGATGGCGGGCGGGGTCTGGGCAAACCCACGGGCGTCTGCCGCTTTCCCGACCCCGCAGCAGATCGACGCCCTGATCTCGGAAACGGTGGGGCTGTGCCGCGCCTATGGCATCCAGCCGGTGCGCGCGCATGTCCTGAGCCATGCCGAAGTGCCGCTCACGCTGGGCGTGGTGCAGAAGGGCAAGTGGGACTTCGACTATCAGATCCGCAATGCAGCTGGCCGTGACCCGCTGGCGATCGGGGATGAGCTTCGGGCCGAGGTCATGACGCGCCTCGGCACGGCGTCCCTGTGGCCCGTGAATGAACCCAAGGCCCGCCGACCGGTGCTGCGGCAGGGCGCTTCGGGCGTTCATGTGAGGGTGCTGCAGCGCGCGCTGCGCGTGGCCGATGACGGGCTGTTTGGCCCGAAAACCCGTGCCGCCGTGCTGTCATTCCAACGTGCGCGCCAACTGCTGCCTGACGGGGTGGTTGGCCCGATAACCTGGGCCGCGCTTGGCCTGTAACCAGAGAGGAACCACATGGACATTCTGCAACAACTGCTGGCCAGCGCGCAGGTGCAAGATCTGCTGATGACGATCATCGGCCTGGTGCTGACCTTCATCATCGGGCGCGCCGCTGCCGCCTTCACGCTCGCAACTGGCATCCGCATCGAGCAGGCGCATCAGGAAAGCCTGCATCGCGCGATCAAGACCGCCGTAGAGAGCGCGATCTTCCACGGCCCGAACGTCGCTCTTGGCACGCTCAAGGCGCATGTGGTGCAGCATCTGCGCGAGTCTGTGCCCGACGCACTCAAGGCCCTGACCCCCGGCGACGGTGTTCTCGATCGGCTGGTCGAGCGCTACGCCCGCGAGGCGTTGAACAAGATCGGGGAGCCGAAGTGATCCGCCTCGCGGCAGCCCGCGAGGTTTCAATCCTGCCGGATGACCGGCCTATTTTCGGAGAACGATGATGCCGCAAGACACGATGCGCTTGGTGACAAACGCCTGGACAGAGATCACCGACGGGAATGTCGCTGCGATCAGCTTCCAGAACCAAAGCGGGTATTCCGTCTATATCCGAGGCACCCTCGGGACGACGCCGCCGACCGGGACGGCGGGAATCGAGTATGGGCCGGGGCAGGGTGAGCGCAACGCCGCCCTGGCCGATCTGTTCCCCGGTGTTGCTGGCGCAAATCGCGTCTGGGCGCGGGCGGCTGGTGCGGGGTCGGCCTTGGTCTGGGTGAGCAATGCGTGACCTTGTCTCCCCACTTGCGGGGTTCCGGTCGCCGTTCGGCGCGCCGCGCGGCTTCAACCCCGCGCGCCTTGTCCCCTCGGTGGCGGGGCGGCTCGCGGTGTTCGACCCGTCGCGGCTGTCGTCGCTGTTCCAGATGTCGGATGGCAGCACCCCTGTGGCCGCGTTCGGTCAGCCCGTGGGGCGGCTGTCCGACACATCGGCTAACGGGCTTCACGCGGTGCAGGCAAGCGCGGATCTGCGCCCGCTTTATGCGCGTCTCCCGCAAGGCGGGCGGCGCAATATGCTACCCAGCAATGCCAATACGGGCGCGGCTTTGGGGCCTCTCAACGCTGGCGGGGCGCTGAGCACGGGGTGGTCGGTTGTCGGCATCGCCCAAAGCGCGGTGTCTGTTGTGGGCTTTGGAACGGATCGAGGTGCGCCTTACACCGACTTGGCTTTCAACGGCACGCCTTCCGGCACGATGGAAGTGATTTTCGCGCAGCCCTTTCTGGTCCCTGCGCTTCCTGGTCAGGACTGGACCGCCTCTGCCCATATCCAAAGGATTGCAGGCGACAATACCGGGTTGTCCCAAGTCTGGATCAGAACATTTGCGGCAAACGCAGCGGGGTCTAACGTGGTTGGCGGTGTTGCCGAAGGCGCGAACACCATCACGACATGGCAAGACGAGCAGCACGCCGCAACGACCAGAACCAACTTCCCTGACGGTTCTGCATGGGCGCGGTCGATTCTCCGCTTTGGCGTCAGTGGCGGGGCTGTAAACTTCACCGTGCGCGTGCGCGGCGTCCAGTTGGAACTTGGGGCGGCTCCTACCGCCCTGCAAATCGTCGCATCACCAGCGGACATCACCGAACCGGGGCGCTGGTCGCGCTTCGCATTGCTGAATGACCTGTCAAACGACGCTCTGGCAGTCACGCTGCCTGCCGCGACATATACAGTTGCAACCGGCAGTGACGCAGGCGTCACGATCACGACAGGGATGGTGCATGGCGGCGGGGCTTACACGCTGCCGGGGCCGCAGCGGCTCTATGGGGCGGTGATCATCGACAGGGCGCTGACGACACGGGAAACGGCGCAGGTGACGGGCTGGCTTAACGCGCGCCGCCCATGAGGTCGCGCGGTCGGTTAGCGGCGCTACTGTGCATTGAGGCGTTGCTCTCCCGCACCGTGATGGCTGGCATGTCGCGCCGATGCGAGTTCAACTGCCCTTTTTCCTTTTGGCCGCCAGCGCTCGCCGTCGTTTTCGGTTTAGGCCGTTTGACTTGGCGGGGATGAAGTCTGATGGCTTAGCTTTTGGTGAGCTAAGGTAAGTATCCCAACTTAAAGTGCGCTTCTTCGTTGGTTGTTGAGCTTCGTAAGCACTTTCAACTGCCTCAACAACGATTTCCTCCAAAGTTCTGTTTGAGTGTTGTTGGGCTCGGTAGCTCACGATGAAGTCAGCCAGGGTGACCATCAGGGCAATGAAAGCTATGCCGAGTGTCGCCCATTCTCTAAACTCTCGGCCGAGGCTCGGAATTACTTGGTCTGCCCGAGAGATCGCCTCCGCCTTTGTTATCTTCTGCAGGCGCAGATCTTCGACAATTAAACCAAGGTTTTCATAAGTTTGCTTCGTGAAGTCAGACCCTGAAAACAGCCGTATTCCATCTTGGATGACTTGCAGCGCATTGTCTGGAACCGGAGCGAGAGATCCGCAGCGTGGACAGTCAGACTTGCACCCTCGCGTTGTTATGCTCGAGCCAACACCCGCGGTGAAGCCGCTCCCGAAAACGATGCGGCAGTTGTAACAAATGCCTGGAAGTCTGAATCTTTCCATGCTCCCTGCACTCCAGCTCTATGATCTCCACTTGACCTCTCGGGCGCCATCTAGCTTCCGCAGGGTGGTCCTCCGGTTGCTTTTGTGCTGCGCCGATACCCACCTTGGGCGGGACAAGTCTAACGTTGTCAGTATCTCTAAAGACGTTCAACGACCACGGGGTGCGGTCGCGAGCATTTTTTCTTCTAGAATCGCGCCGTGTTCGCTATCCGTTCCGGCATGCACAGCCACCACAGCCTCCACCTGACCTGCGTCTGCGGTCACTATGCCTATTTGCGGGCCGATCAGATCCCGCCGCGCTGGCTCGATGCCACCGGCCTGAACATTCATCAGTGGGTTTATGACCGTATGGTCTGTCAGCGCTGCGGGCGACGTGGTCGACCGATGTCGACCGTCATTTCTCCGACAGTGAATGCCGGGAAGGGCATGAGTAAAACCTAAACATTTACAAGTTCTTAGGTCGCGCTGGCCGCTTCCAATCAAGTGTAAGCTGTTGATCTTGCTAGGGCTGCTTTGCATCCACTTTTGCCGAAAAGTTCTTTGTAAACAGCGTTTTCGCAAGTCCGACCTCGGGCACCATCCTCTCAAGTCTTCAGATGCGCGGTGCGATTCGCGAACCCTCTTCGGGGGATGCTGCTCGATTCGGGTCAAAATCGACTTAAAGTTGTAATTGATGCCGCGTCGGCAACTTAATGGCCCCATTTCTGCCGGAATGATGCCAAAAATATGGTCTTGGTAAATTGATCGGGCGACCGCACGGGACTGTTTCTTGCCCAAGCCAGACTGTTGCTTGCTGAGCCGGTAATTCAATAAGATTTTCAGGAAAACATTAGGATCTGTTGCTCTGCAGACCGATAAGCGTTGCGAGGCCGGAAACAAGCAGTGGTCAGGAGTACACGCAATACGTGTGTAATTGCAATCAATGCGTGTAAATCGCTAATTTCCCGGATCGCAATACATCCGAAAGTCATGCTGACACCGCCTTTTTTTACTTTCCGTAAGCCTTAATGGCGGGTAATTATCAAAACGTCTTGCTGGGTAAGACAAAAGGCCGTGGGGGCGGTCGTCTTGTGTCAGTGTGCTGCCAAGCACCCTAAAACAGAGATGTGGCATGTGGCGTGATGGGTTCATCACGTCGTTTGCGTGTCAGGTTAACTGTCAGGCGTAAGCTTCTGACAGAACTGTTTTTTGTTGCCTCAAGCGACAGGCCCGGTGGCGCTTTGCCTTGGGGTCCGTTCCTCTGGTCAAAACGCCGATATGTCGGCCTGACTTCCGGTCGACATGGCTTTTCTGGACGGGCGTGTTTCCGCCCAGTTGCTGTGAGGATTTTGGACGATGCCGGTTATCGCGCTTTACAACCTGAATGATCCGTCAACGATCGCCTTGGACAGCGCGGTCGACAACGGCGCCCAGAACGGGGTTTATTTTAACGGTGCAACATCCGATGGCGATCGGGCTGTGCTTGATGGCGTCGACGATCTTGTAAAGATCGACAATTCGGAGGCTTTCCAGCTTGCCCGCGGCACGCTGGAAATCCAATTCAGCCTGGACGCCGACACAACGCTGACGGACACGCGCACCGTGCTTTCGCGTGACAGTGAAGGCGAAACCGAAGGCGGCTTCCGCATCAAAAGCATGCCCGACGGCATGATCCGCATCATTCATGAATCGGCTGGCGGTTCCACGATCTATGAGACCGCCCCCGGCTTCCAGAACCCGGGCGACGAAATCCACATCTCTTACTCCTGGGATGCGTCGGGCGCCGGTGGCTTTGTCGAGATCACCAACCTGACCACGGGTGAAGTGTTCTCCGATGTCGTGCCGGGCACGCTCACGATGGACATGGGCGCGATCAACCAGAACTGGATCATCGGTGCGGGCCAGAGCGCTTCGCCTCCGGCCAGCCTGCGCCACATTGACCAGCACTATCCCGGCTCGGTCGAGTTCTTCTCGATTTCGGACACGGTCGACAATACCCCGACAGACCCCAAGAGCGACGGCATCGTCGAAGGCACCGCAGGCGGCGATCTGATTGATCTTGCCTATACGGGCGATCCGGACGGCGATTTCATCGACAACAATGATGCAATCCTCCCCGGTCAAGCGCCTCAGGACGACATTGTTTTCGCCTATGGTGGCAACGACACCGTGCTGGCCGCAGAAGGCAATGACAGCGTGTTCGGCGGCGCGGGCGACGATTCCATCTACGGTGGCCCGGGCGACGACACGCTGAACGGCGATACCGGCAATGATGTTTTGTTTGGCGGCGAGGGCGATGACGTCATTGGCGGCGGCCCGGATCAGGACACCTTGTTTGGAGGCAATGGCAATGACTCTCTTATTGGCGGCATTGGCAATGACGTGCTTGACGGTGGCACGGGCGACGACACGCTTGACGGCGGCGAGGGTGACGATCTCCTGATCGGCGGCGGTGGCAATAACCTTGTCACGGGCGGGCAGGGCAATGATTTCATCGACACCCGCGCGACCCAGTCTTCACCTGACCGGGAGTTTCCGGGTCTTTACGTCGCCGATGCCGACCCGTCTGACAACCGCGACACCGTGTTTGGCGGTGCTGGCAATGACACCATCTTTACCGGTGATGACCGCGATGAAATCGTGGCGGGCGGCGGTAATGACTTTGTCGACGCGGGCGATGACGACGACAGCGTGCAAGGCAATGACGGCGACGACACGCTGATCGGCGGGGAAGGCAACGACACCATGACCGGCGATCTGGGCAATGACCTGATCTACGGTGGCACTCCGGATGACGCGAGCGATCCGACCCATCAGCTCGACGCGTTTGACTTCGATCCGGATAACAACCGCGATCTGCTCGCAGGCGGTCTCGGCGATGACACGATCTATGGCGGCGATGACAGCGATACGATCTACGGCGGGCAGGGTGATGACCAGCTGTTCGGCGGGATCGACAACGATCTGATCTATGGCGACGCCGGCAATGACACCATCGTCGGCGGCGCAGACGCAGACACGCTTTATGGTGGGGCCGATCGTGACACCTTCCGCGATATGGGGCCGGGCAGCTTCGTCGACGGCGGCGAAGAGGGCGACGATTTCGACACGCTTGACCTGCGTGGCCTCGGGCCGCTGACGGTCACCTATGACGCGGACAATGCCGAAAACGGTACCGTCGAGTTCTTCAACGCCAGCGGCAGCCTCGGCACCATGCGTTTCATCAACATTGAAAACGTGATCCTGCCGGAAGAAGGCTTCCCGACGGCCAATCCCGATGCGGTGACCACCCCCCAGTTCAGCGACATCACCATCGATGTGCTGGCCAATGACACCGACCCGACCGGCCAGCCGCTTCAGGTGATCTCGGCCATCGCAGAGCGCGGCGATGTGCAGATCAACCCCGATGGCACCATCACCTATTCGTCGCCGCGCGACTATAGCGGCCCGTCTGATACGATCACCTATACGATCACCGATCCTGACGGAAACCTTTCGACCTCGACGGTGGCAGTCACCATCACCAACGTGAATGATCAGCCGACGGCAGAGAATGATTTCGCCTCGACCGCTTTGAACACCGCGGTGGTTATCGACGTTCTGGCCAATGACACCGATCCGGATGGCGATGTGCTGAGCTTCCTTGGCACGCCTACCTCGGCAGACGGCACGGTTGCGGTCAACCCGGATGGCACGATTACCTTCACGCCGAACCCCGGTTTCAACGGGGCTGCGGTCATCAGCTATACCGTCACCGACGGCAATGGCGGCACCGATGATGCTCTGGTCGTGGTGCAGGTCGGCGTTGGCGGCGGCCGCGACGGGGTGGTGCGCGGCACCACAGGCGATGACCTGATCGACGGCACCTATGTGGACCCGCTCGACGGCGATGTGGTCGACGGCAATGATGCGATCATTCCCGGCGATGGCCCCAATGATGACCGCATCGTGGCGGGCGATGGCAATGACACCATTCTCGCGGGGATCGGCAACGACACGGTCTTTGGCGGCACCGGCAATGACCAGATTCACACCGGCAGCGGCGATGACGAGGTACACGGCGATGATGGCAATGACACCATCATCGGTGGCGGCGGCCAGAATTTGATCTACGGCGGCGAGGGTGACGACTTAATCGACACCCGCACCGGCGTGCCGCTGCCCGATGTGGATTATCCGGGGCTCTATGCGGCAGATGCCGACCCGGACAACAACCGCGACACCATTTTTGGTGGCAATGGCAACGACACCATCTTCTCGGGTGACGACGCCGACCGCGTCTTTGGCCGTGACGGCAACGACTATATCGACGGCGGCGTTGACAACGACTCGCTCTTCGGCGGGGCGGGCAATGACACCGTGATCGGTGGGGAAGGGCGCGACAGCATTGACGGTGGCCGCGGCGATGACCTGATCTTCGGCGGGCTGGATCTTTCCTTCCCCGATGTCATCAACATCCCGAACGACGCCGGCGATCTGCGGCCACAAAACAATGCCGATTACATCACCGGCGGGTTCGGCAACGACACCATCTACGGGATGGATGACGACGACACGATCCTGGGCGATGAAGGCAATGATCTGGTCTACGGCGGCGTTGACAACGATCTTGTCTTTGGCGGCAGCGGCGAGGATACGCTTTACGGCGATCACGGCGATGACACGCTTTACGGCGGCGGCGACAATGACACGCTTTACGGCGGCATCGGCAACGATCTGCTCGAAGGCGGTCTGGGGGCTGATCTGCTCGACGGCGGCGATGGCAATGATATCCTGCAAGGCAGCGACGGGGATGACACCCTGCTGGGCGGCGCCGGAAATGACACGCTGGAAGGCGGGTTCGAAAATGACCTGATCGACGGCGGCACTGGTGACGATCTTCTGGTCGGCGACGCCGGGGCGGATACGCTGATCGGCGGCGACGGGTCCGATACGATCTTTGGCGGGTTGAGCGATGACCTGATCCATCTCGGCGATCCGCTGACCGGCGCGCCAGATGCCTTTGCCGACCAGGCCTTCGGCGGCGCGGATCGTGACACCTTCACCGGAGTCGGGGCAGGTGACTCGGTGTTCGGCGGATCGGAGGGCGACGACTTCGACACGCTCGATCTGCGCGGCACGGGTCCGCGCAACGTGGTGCGCACCAATGTCGACAGCGACGGCAACGGGTTTGACGGGTTTGTGGAATATCTCGACGCGGATGGCAACGTCATCGGCCGGTCGGAATTCACCAACATCGAAAGCATCGTCTGCTTTACCCCGGGCACGCTGATCGCGACGCCCAAGGGCGAGGTCCCTGTCGAACAACTGCGCGTCGGCGACAAGGTCATCACCCGTGACAACGGCATCCAGGAAATCCGCTGGATGGGCGCCAAGGAAATGGGCTGGCACGATTTTGCCTCCAACCCGCACTTGCGCCCGGTGATGGTGAAGGCGGGCAGCCTTGGCAACGGGCTGCCGGAACGCGACATGATGCTGTCGCCCAACCACCGTCTGTTGGTGGCCAATGACCGCACCGCGCTCTACTTCGACGAGCATGAGGTTCTGGTGGCTGCCAAGCACCTGATCGGTGGCAAGGGTATCCATCAGGTTGAATCGGTCGGCACCACCTATTTCCACTTCATGTTCGACCAGCACGAAGTGGTGCTATCCAACGGGGCATGGACCGAGAGTTTCCAGCCGGGCGACTATACGCTCAAAGGACTGGGAAATGCGCAGCGTAACGAGTTGATGGAATTGTTCCCTGAACTGAAGGCGCCTGCGGGGGTCGCGGCCTATCAAGCCGCCCGCAAGACGCTCAAGAAGCACGAGGCAAGCCTCTTGGTACGTTAA